ACCAAGGAGCAGGAAGCCAACCGCTATAATTCTAGGAACCAATCATCTCTCTTAGATTATAAAGACGAGGATGTTGAGAAATTGGTAACCGAAATATACGAAAGTATTTACGGAACAAAAGAGAATATTTTTGAAGACCACGACATTTGCCTGTCTATATTCTTGATTACAGAGTTTTTCAAGAAATATCAAAAATACCGTGAAGAAAAGCACCCGATGGTTACGCCAAGCCAAGCTGAAAATATTCTGAAAATGGTACGCAATCCAGACACAGATATGGCAAAAGATGATTTGGTTGACGATAAAGAGGAACCACTGTTCTATCTTGACATGATGGAGGAACATTTTAAGACAAAGTGGGGGAAAAGAAACGGCGGAGATTTTGATTATAGAATCATGTTATTCTTTAAAGACACCACACAAAATATGTTATATCAAAGAGTGAAACAGAAAAGGGAGGACACACTATGATATTTTGGCTATCAATAATCATTTTTGCAGTCGGCGTTGTTATTCTGATTGCAAATAGAATAGGAGAATCTTTAAGCTGCGAATATGAGTATTCGAATGTGAGCGCAACCGTGCTTGTTTTGGGCGTAGCAGTGGCTTTTATCGGTGCGGTATATCTTTTGATCGCTGGATTGCTTTTAGCAATAAGCCAGACTACGGTTACCGCCACCAGACAGGCAAATGCCGAGAAATACAAAGCATTGACTTACAAACTGGAAAGTGAAGCTTGCCGAGATCAATTCGGACTTCTTAACAAAGAAATTATTGACGAGGTACAGAGATGGAATGTAAAAGTAACTTACTACAAAGCAATGGAAGATAACTTTTGGGTTGGAATCTATTACCCAGATGTGTACGGTGATCTGGGGACGATTGATTATGAGACATATGAGGGAGGACAAAAACCATGAAAAGAATCAAAACACTACTGGCGATAATTACCTTTATTTGCATTATCACAGGGCTAACAGGCTGTGCAGCGAATGACGATTACATGAATGACGTGAAAGGAAATCTTTCTGGAAACAGCTACACAATCTATACCTACGATAACTACGGCAAAAAGGTTATGACCACCACTGGGGACAAGATTAATATTTCCGGGAATAAAACGAAATCTAAGGGCTACGATAGCGAGGGTAACGAAACAACCAGCTATGATGTATCTTCCGTCATTACAATTCTGATAGACGGTAAAGAAATTGAAAGTTGTGGTGATACTTGTATTTTTGAGCAAAAAGGATTGAAGCCGGAGGTTGATTTTACCCAGGAAGATATTACCAGCCATTCAACCGGGAAGATTTCAGAGAATGCATACATAGCCGGGATTGTGAATTATTATAAAAATTATTTTGGGAAATCTAGGGTTGTAGTAATTAAATCCCAACTTGGACAACCAATAGCCGCATATTCTGGTGACGAGGTGTTCTGGAAAATCCCGGACGATCTACCTAAAATGACAAAGTTAATGATTGACGGAAAAGCTCTTTATATCCACAGGGCAAATTTCCAGATTATTGATAAAGAATTACTGAGATAAAATAATCAAATCCGTTTCAAAATCTCTCACCAGATAAAATATAGGAATAAGCCAAGAAAATTGAAATTTGAACAAAGAAATTAATTAATTGTGGAGAATTAAAACATATGAGTCAAATAGGAACAGAACTTCCGACAGAATATTCAGACCGTTTCGATGAATTACGCCAGAATAGGGTTGAGGTAAGTTTTTACAAATATGGTACAGCAAAGGATAACTTCGGGGAGAAGTTGGTAAACGCCTTGGAATCCCACGATATGTGCATCAAAAAGTATCGTGAGACAGGAAACACAGAATATCTTTGCGATGCAGCTAATTATTTGATGTTTGAGTTTATGTATCCTCAAATTCCGGGTGCATACTTCAAGACAACAGACAGCGGAGAAAGTGCCGGAGTTGCCGGAACACCGATTAATCAGCTGAAAGAGAAGTGGTATTAACGAAAAGGAGATATGAAAACATAATGAACAGACCATTATTTGAGCCAGGAGACATTGTACAGCACTTTAAGAGAGAAACCATCAAGGAGCCACGCAACAACGAGTATTTGTATAAGTTTATCGGATATGCCAGACATACAGAAACAGGGGAAGATTTGGTAGTATACAGAGCTTTGTATGGCGGTAAGGAACTATTTGCCAGGCCAACAAAGATGTTTTATAGCAAGGTAGATTGGAACAAATACCCAGAAATAAAGCAAGAGCATAGGTTCGAGAAATATCATGGAGTGCTTTACGCTGATGGACTTTAAACAGACATACTTTTCTATCTGGCAAGATATATGGAACCTCCACAAGAAGTATGCCTTTATATCAAAGGACGATATTCCGCAGTGGGAAAATCTCACCATGGAAGCAAAGCAGATTCACGATAAATACGCTGATTCTTTCGGTGCGAAATTTGCCGAAGCTCTTTTGTTTGCCGTAACTGCGGAAATTGATAGAAAAGCGAAATAGGACTTCCAGAATACGTCCCAAGGTGGTAAAATATGGGTATCAAATATTGGGAGGTACGTATGTATGAAGAAAGCGAAAAAGTTACTATCAGTTTTGGCAGTCATGCTATTGATTGTCTGTATGGCAGTTCCAGTATCGGCAGAAAAATATTACAATACTGGCTATACTCAATATGGCGATTTTGTAGTCGGGAATGGAAGCCTACAGGAATTTAGCGGAAGAACAGTTGATGGAAACCTGTACGTTGTAAATGGTGGTTCTTATACGTTTTATGGAACCCTTACCGTAAATGGCAACATATATGTTTTTGGAGATTTCTACAACCATGGAACTATTAATGTTAGCGGAACTCTGTTTTGCTTAAATTATTACTACGGAGGAATACTTTTAAACTCTGCAACAAAAACAGAGAATGGTGTTACAACAGGATTTTCTTACGGAAATTTCTGGAATAACGGAAAAATTAATGGAAATTTAAAAGTTGATGCGCAAATAAATAATATTGAACCACCAGCGGTTCACGTTCATACACCTGGCGCAGAGCCTACTTGCACACAAGACCAAGTTTGTACGACTTGCGGAGCTGTCCTAAAGAAAGCAACAGGGCACACCCCAGGAGCATATGCGACATGTACAATGCCACAGAAATGTACTAAGTGTGGAATTATACTAAGAAACGCCAAAGGACATGTACCTGGCGCAGAAGCCACTTGCACAAAAGAACAGACCTGTACGGTTTGTGGTGCAGTATTGTCAAGCAAGACACCACATACACCAGGCCCAAAGGCAACATGTGTTGATGACCAAATTTGCGTAGAATGTGGTGCAGTGATTAAAAATGCATTAGGTCACAGCCCTGGTAAACCTGCAACATGTACTGAATCACAATATTGTACAAGGTGCGGAAAAGTTCTTGCAGAACCAACAGGTCATAATTGGTCTGAATGGAAAGAAGAGAAAGCAGCCACATATTATAGTTCATCTGAAATTGTTAGAAGATGTTCTAAATGTGGAGAAAAGGAAATGAGGTATGGTGACGCTGTTCGCCCGACCGGAAAAGCAAATTACAAAAATGTAATTCTACAAAAAGGTAAATCAACTACAGCTGTTAAAATTACTGGCATGGTGAACGGTGATTATTTAAAATCCGTTGTGCCAAAGAATAAAAAACTTGCAAAAGTTACCGCCGTGAATAAGAACGGAAGTTTTAAAATAAAAGCATTAAAGAAAACTGGAAAAACTATCATTACAGCAACTTTAGAAAGTGGCGTTACTGTGGACATTAGCTTAACTGTACAGAGTAAGGCTGTCAAAACAAAGAAACTGTCCGTGAATAAAACAACAGTCAATCTTACAAAGGGTGGAACGTTTACCATTAAGGCAAACAAGACACCATTTAACTCAAAAGACACTGTTAAGTTTTCTTCCTCTAATAAGAAAGTGGCAACAGTAAGCAAAAAAGGAAAAATTGTTGCAAAGAAGAACGGAACAGCCTATATAACCGTAAAATCTGGAAATGTCAGCAAAAAAGTTAAAGTTGTGGTTAAGAACAAAAAGGCAACCAAAAATCCAACATCTACGGTATACGAGACTGACCGTTGCAAGGTAAGATATGTTTCTGGTGAGATTTTTGACTATTACGGAACATATTATTTTGAACCTAAATTTGAAGTAACCAACAAAGCAACTGTTTATTTTCACCCAAGCGGCGAATTTGAAGTTAAAGCATATCAAGATGCGCAAGAAATATATTTGAACGATTCTTGGGATGATTCAGAAAATAGTCCCAGAAGTGATGTTCCAGAAAAAAGCACGAAGAACATAGTGTATCGTATTTGTTTAAACGATACTAAAAGCCCAGTAACTATTAAGATTAGTCAAAATTTTTATTGGGGAGCACCAACAACTACATTTACAATTCCGATAAAGGGAATGAAAATTGTAGAGGGCGAAGATTGATAAAACGATTAGGGCTAGGGAGAAATCCCTAGCCTTTTATAATCCGTTGGTGGAACCATTTCCATAAATTTCAGTTTCACCATCCATTTGCATTTGAGATAATGTATCATCGGCAGTTTTTAATAATTCATCTCCTTTTTGCCAGACATAAGAAATATATATATTGTTAGTTTCTAAATCATCATCATAATCTGACAAATCGGATGCCCGAAGAACTAAAGCAGTATTGTTAGCGCCATACCACCATGTATAAGTATTTTTTATTCCCCATTGAGTAGTATCGCTCTCTGTTTTATCAGGATCACCATAGACAGATGAAAGTTTTTCAAATAAATCAGAATACATAGAGTCTATATCTTGCGGTTCAAATTCATATTGCGCACCATATAACAAAGTGTTACTATCATCAAAATCTATTTTATTTTCATTAATGTTATAAGAATAGTAAAAATTCAAGTAAGGAGTAGAATATCCAGCTACATCTACATCTGCTATATCTAATGGCTGAGCAAAAAGGCAGATTTTACCATCATAAACATTGGAATCGTCAGACGAACCAGTTAATATTTCTTTTGTACTCATTGCATTTATCCCATCTAATTGTATGCCATAAAGACACTGATCTGGAAACAAATCCTTTGTATCTGAGAAAGAAGTTCCCCATGGAATATCCCTAAAAAGAATTTCTTTATCTGTTTTAGCGAACACAGGCGTAACACTTGAAAAAATGGATGTTAAAGCCAAAATCATAACAAATTTTCTTTTCATGTAAAATCCCCCTCTTTAGTATGATATACCTATTTTACCACTCCAAAACGGATAGTGGAATAGGAAATTTGAAAAAAATGAAAATAATACTTGACAGGATTGTTGCTACACACTATAATAGGATTGTAGCAACAAAGAAAGAGAGGTGATATAAATGGCTGCTATGAAAATCGGAACAAAATTAACTGACAATCCAAAAGACTATATGTTAAGGACAAGATTAGACAAGAAAACTCTTCAAAAACTGGATGCTGTTGCACTTGAAAAGGCTACTACAAGGTCTGAAATTGTGAGAATTGGGATTGAAATGCAGTATGATAAAATGTTCCAGAGTGATAAAAAATAAGAGATTCCCGACCGACCAAAGTTAAGAATCTCTTAAATGATTCTGCCACCAAATAGGAGGCTATACAAATTATAACACTGTATGCCTCCTGTTTGCAAATAAAAAATCAAAATTTCACAGGAGGTTTTTAATATATGAACGAAATCACAATTAACACAGCAAACCAGACACCTATTGAGATTGCGCTTGGAATTGATGAAGAGGGCATGACTACTGCAAGAAAACTATATTCATTTTTAGAACTTGCACAAGGACAGTTTTCAAGATGGTGCAAAAGAAATATTATTGAAAATGATTTTGCAATGGAGAATGAAGATTATGTGCGACTCGACATCAATGTCGAGACACCGACAGGTGGCGTTATTCAAAGAGAAGATTATAAACTCTCTGCCAGCTTTGCAAAGAAACTTTCCATGCAATCAAAGAGTGTCAAAGGTGAACAAGCCAGACAATATTTTCTCAAAGTAGAGGACAAATTAAAAGAAACAGTTCGCCACCCAGTACCAATGACCATCCCCGAACAGATTCAGCTTCTAGCACAGGGAAACGTAGAACTGAATAAGCGGATTGACGATATCCAGACAGAGTTTGAGACTTTGAAAATGGATTTGCCGATTCTCCCGATTGAAGCGGAGAAAATCACGGAAGCAGTAAAGAGAAAAGGAACGCTGGTGCTTGGCGGTAAGGAATCCAATGCTTACAATAGACGTTCCATTCGTCAGAAAATTTACAGTAACATTCATTCCAATCTGCGCTACCAGTTCCAGGTAAAAAGCTACAAGGCAATTAAGAGAAGCCAAGTAGAACAGGCAGTCAAGATTATTGGAGAATACAAACCGCCAGTTTTCTTGAAGAATGAGATTGATACAGAAAACGCACAGCAGAGATTCTTTTAATTAGATTTTTACAGGGATACACAGGAGGAAAATAAAATGACAAAGGCTGAATTACAGAAAACAATTGACGAACTGAACGCAGATAACAACGAGTGCTTAGTGCTTCTGGACGAGTATATGTACAGACAGAGAATCATTGAAAATCTTATCAATTTGAAAGACCTGTCAAAATTAAAGGGAATGTATCTCTTTACCAAACAGTTAATCGGGAAAGCGTGATCGTATGGCAAACAGAATCCAGTTCAATGACTTTCAGAAAAAGAGTGTGTACGCCAAGTGCAACGGAAAATGTGCAATATGCGGTAAACCTGTCAAATTCAAGAAAATGACAATCGACCACATTACACCGCTGTCCCGGGGCGGCACCAATGATATTAAGAATCTGCAACTTGCGTGTAAGCGCTGCAACAGCATGAAGAGCAACATGACAATGGATGATATGATGGGGCAGATTTCCGAGATTTTGAAGTATAACCGCAAACAGAAGTTGATTAGAGTGTTGGGAGGAATTGTGGAATGATTGACTATAAAGAAGAAATCAAGAAACTTTTGAAAAAAGTAGATGATTATTATGATCTCAAAAGAACATATAAGTTGCTCGAATACCTGTACTTAGAGGAAGTTTTAAAAACAGTGAAATGATACTAAAGTATACTGAATGATACTTTCACCGTATGCTATAATATACAATCATAATAAGCAAATTTAGAGCGTTTACCTTTCGGGGTAGGCGCTTTTTTCGTGTGTAAAAATACATGAGGGTTAGCATATGGCAGAAGCATTTTTAAAAGTGGATGGGGTAGCATTGCCCTGTCCTTCTTCTTTTACATGGGGATTACAGGATATATCGGCATCAGAATCCGGCAGAACAGATGATACGACCATGCACAAAAACAGAGTTGGACAGAAGCGAAAGCTGTCTGTAGGTTGGAATGGCCCAGATTGGGACACTGCGTGCAAAATTATACAGGCAGTAAATCCAGAGTACATACAGGTCACATATCCAGACTTGCTGTCTGCAAATAAGCACGAAACCAGAACATTTTATGTCGGTGACAGGGAATCCCCTTTTAAGTGTTGGTGGATAGGCAATGAGCGCATGGAAGGACTTAAATTTGATTTTATCGAGAGGTAAGACATGCGAAATTTATCAACGGAATTTAAAGAACAACAGAATAGTGGGAACCGCAACTATCTGAAATATGCAGATTTTACCTTTACGGATGGAAGCACATTATCCATTACCGATGAGGACTTGTGGTCTAATGGCTTCAAATTTGAGGATGCAGTATCGCAAAGCGGTTCTTTTGATATCGGCGCAGCTATCGTAAATAAGCTGACATTGCAGATCAACAACTTTTCTGGAAAGTACACAGATTACATCTGGGACGGAGCGAGAGTTGTTTGCCATATTGGGCTTGAATTATCTACTGGTATTGAAAAAATCCGTATATGTACCATGACAGTAACAGATGCACCATATCAGAACACAGCTATTATTAGCCTAACTTGTGAAGATTCCATGCGATTATTTGATCGTGATTATTCAGAGAGTAAGTTGTCTTATCCGGCAACCAGATTGCAAATCATCCAGGACGCTTGTGAGGTGTGCGGAGTAACACTTCAATCTACAAGGTTTGATAATGATGATTTGATAATACAGAATCGACCAGATGATAGCAGTATTACTTTCCGACAGGTAATTGCATGGATAGCACAGATGGGCTGTCAGTGGGCGAAAACAGATGCATACGGCAGATTATGCCTTGGCTGGTATAAAAATGAAGTGCCAGACAATTTTTATAATAAGGAAGAAGTTCCATGGAAAGATATTGAAGGGAAAGATATCTTAGATACAACTGGCGCACAGATTATAACTGTTATGCAAAAGGGTATTACAGCCATAGATACAAATGGATTCACACCATGGCTGTACGATGTCGAAATAACAGGTGTAAAAGTTACAGAATACGTTGAAAATTCTTCTCAAAATGAAGCGAAAACATATCAGTCGGGGGAATCTGGCTATGTTATCGAAATTAGTGATAATAAGCTAATTCAAGAAGGCTCTGGCGAGAAAATCTGTCAAATTATCGCAGACAGGTGCGTGGGGCTGAAATTCAGACCGTTTACCACAGGCGCATTGACCAATATTGCATGGGAAGCTGGTGACACCATTGAGATTTCCGACAGAAATGGGAAACAGTACAAGAGCTTCCTAACTTCTGTTGCTTTGAATCCAGGCACATTTGAGCAACTTGAATGCAGTGCTAAGAGTGTATCTAGGAATAAGCAGAAACAATACAGCCTTAATCAACAAGTACAGGCAGAAAACAAAAAGAATTTAAGAGATGAACGTACCGCCAGAGAAAAAGCTATAGAGGAGTTGTCTAATCGTTTAGCGGAATCCTCTGGCGTATATACTACCGTAGAGCAACAGCCGGACGGAAGCAATATTTATTATCTTCACAACAAGCCACAGTTATCCGATTCTGATATTGTATGGAAAATGACTGCGGAAGCGTGGGCTGTTTCTACAGATGGCGGACAACATTGGAATGGCGGTATGACGGTTGATGGTGATGTAATTGCCAGAATCCTTACTGCCACAGGCGTTAATGCTGACTGGATCAATACAGGAACTATTAAAGCAATTGACAAAGATGGAAATACAAATTTCCTGGTTGATGTAACAACAGGAAGGGTTATTATCAATGCAGATTCTGTACAAATCAAAGGAAAAGATGTCAATGCAATTGCAAAGGAAAAAGCAGAAACAGAAGTAAATAATTTTATAAGCAATACATACACAACTGATATCAATAATTTACAGTCTCAAATCGACGGACAGATTGAGACTTTTTTTTATGACTATGAACCGACCTTGCAGAATATCCCGGCTTCTGGATGGACTACCAACGAAGAACGAAAGAAACATGAGGGTGACTTATTTTACTGGAAATCTAAGGGATATGCGTACCGTTTTATGCAAGATGGGGCAACATGGAAGTGGCAACTGGTACAAGATACTGATATCACGTTAGCACTTGCCGCCGCAGAAAGAGCACAGGACACAGCAGATCATAAGCGGCGCGTATTCGTAGTTCAGCCAGAACCACCATATGATATTGGCGATCTCTGGTCGCAAGGTACAAACGGAGACCTTATGAGATGTAAGGTTGCCAGAGCAAGCGGTTCTTATTCAGCAGACGATTGGCAAAGGGCAAGTAAATATACAGATGATTCTACTTTCAATACTTTCCTGGATGGTGTTTTCAAAGATACAATAAACAATCTTAAAACACAAATTGATGGAAAAATTGAAACCTGGTATCAACCAAACGACCCTTCTATTAAATGGACAAAAACAGAGGAACAGCCTTGGCTTGATGCGAATGGAAACAAGATTTTGGACACCAGTGGAAATGAAATTGTTCTAGTGTGGGAATCGGAAAAAGTAGAGCATGAAGGAGACCTCTGGCACAATACCACGGATAATACCCAGTGGATATACAATTCTGGTGTATGGAAGCCACAATCCATTCCAGATGCACTTTTAGATAAAGTGGATGGAAAATCTTCTGTTTACACGGTTCAGCCAACGCCACCGTATTATTCTGGGGATTTATGGATGACTACGGATAGTGATGGAAAAGCTTCACTCAAAGTCACACAAGTAAATCGCCTTGATGGTGCATTTAACGATAATGATTGGATTGATTTCAAGTATGCGGACAAAGACGATATCAAAAACGCAATTGATAATTACGATACCAGTCTTGGACAGGACGAAGTGTTCAATAAACTCACAAAAGGCGGAACGGAACAGGGAATCTATATTCAAGATGGAAAAGTATATATCAATGCAAAATACATTTTAGCTGGATTGCTTGCCGGTGAGAGAATTAATGGTCGTGGGCTAAAAGTCATTAATGATGACAAGAACGTAACCTTAGAAATCGACAGCAAAGGAAACGTCATCCTAGCTCCAAAAACTTTTTCCTTACAAGGCAAAACAGTAAAGGAAATTGCAGATTCTTCTGCCAGCACCGCAGTTTCTGGACAGACACAAGCCGATATTTTCAACAAACTCACCAATGGCGGCAAGGCACAGGGGATTTACTTGGATGAAAACGGAAATGTCTATGTAAACGGAGAATACGTGCAAGCCAAAGGTATTAAGGTTGTTGATAGCAATGGAAAGACCACTTTTGCTATTGACAAAACTACTGGTGCAGTAACAATAGCAGCTTCACAGTTTACATTAGGAGATAAAAGCGTTACTGATATAGCACAGGAAGAAGCTATAAAACAAGTCCAAGATATTACATCGGACAATATTATTAAAGGCTATTATCTAACAGAACAAAATGTTAAAGATTATTGGTCTACACAGAGTGCATATACATATGAGTATGGAGTTCAGGATGTAGATGGCGGCAAAAATGCAATTAAAATAAACGGAACTGGAGCACAATTTGGAACGAAAAATTATAAGCCAATAAAAGTTACTGGAAATTATACTTTTTCGTTTTGGATAAAAACTAGTGTTGCAACACAAGTATATGTGTATCTTGGAAGTAAAACAATATTAAATGCTAAAACTACAACTGAATGGCAAAGACTGCAAGTAACAACAACTTTATCTAGCTTACCAAATGATAGTTTAAACAGTTTGAGAATCTTGACATCATCAGTTGGGTCTAGCGTAAAATATGATACTTATATTTATATGCCAAAACTTGAATACGCTTACACAAATGAGCAAGTGTTCAATATGCTTACAAACAACGGTGCAATAAAGGGCATGTACATGGAAAATGGAGAATTGTATTTTTCATTCACCTATGCACATGGAGGTACATTGAAACTTGGCGGTTCAAATAACGGAAATGGGTTACTTTCCATTCTGAATGCAAGTGGCACACAGGTTGGATATATTGACAATACAGGTGTTCATTTTAACCAAGGCGAATTTTCTGGAAGCGTAAAGTCGCTAACTGGGGAAATTGGAAACTGGCAGATTGATAAAACAAATGGAAAATTAACCTCTGCAAACGGTGCCATTGTACTTGATGCGAAAAACAACATGGTAACCATAAATGGCGTTGATCTAAAAGCAAATGGAAGCGGATTTGTAATTGATGGCGGCATAAAAATCAGAAATCCACTAAGCGGTTTCGGTGATGCTACGAATTTTTTCTGTCTTGAAAATATGGGAAATATTACAGACGGAACACACTTGGGTATTAATTCAGATGGAATGGTTATTAAAGTCCCATCATCTTCTTGGCGTTATAAGTCAATTCGGACAACAGTTAAAGAAGAAGAGCTGGAAGAACTATATAGGACAAAGGTTGTTTGGGCAAAGTATAAAGAAGGATATCTCGATAAAAACGACAGCAGATATGACAAGTTAATGCCTATGTTCCTTGCAGAGGACATGGAAAGACGTTTCCCAATTGCAGTAAACCATTTGCCAGATGGGAAGCCCGAGGATTGGAATTACAGAATTATGATTCCATCCATGTTCGCTATGATAAAATTCAATCACGAGAAAATCAAGGAACTCAAATGCGAGAATGAAAAATTGAAATCTGAATTAAAAAGCATTAAAGAAGAACTTGCAGAAATCAAACAATTGTTAGGCAAATCAATATAAAGAGGGTGAGAAATCATCCTCTTTTTATAAATTAATATCAATAATTAAAAGGAGGACAACAACATGCCAAAATGGACTGAATACACAACAAAAGATACGTTAGCGGATAATGACGAAGTAATGCTGTATGACGCAACTGCGAGAGCGAATAAACGTGGACTAATGAGCAAGTTTTGGAATTATGTAGTTGATAAAATGGCAACGGCTGTTATCAGTAAATTGGAAACCGAAAATAAAACAGTTATCGGGGCGATTAACTATTTAAATGGCAAGACATCCAAAACAAATTTTAACGGAAATATAAGTAGAATTGTTTTCCGTTCGGGCTCCTCTGGTATAAATAATGTATACCTGGATTTTTTTACAACTGACGGAAAACGAATGACCATTGGATTTTATACGGATGGAATGAATGGCATACAAATGATGAAAGATAATACTCCTATATGGACTATAAAAGTATAAAATAATTATTTTATCGGAAAATTGCTGCAATTAAATTTCTACTTGGATAGATAAGAAAAATCCATAATATACAAATGATTTTCCGTAGTGCTATCTATGCTTGAAAGTTCTTTTTGTTGATTAAACCTAAATCTGACAATTGTTCCGTTACTATTAGAACGCCCCATAAATGTTATTTGTGACGATATATTGTTAAGAGGGTCTGGAAGATCTAATTTTTGAGTTATTGATGTAGCTTTTGCTGAAATAGATCCATGAACTTGCACTATTTTTCCTACCTTTTGATAGACAAAGCCATAATTGTCACCATTTATCGAAATAATATTTGAGATATTGCCATTTAAATAGTTAGCGAAAAAATAAATAAAATCGCAAAAACTCTATTCACAAAAGATAATACATGATGTAATCAGTATATCACAACAACAAAAAGGGAGTTGGACTCCCGACGACCAAACAAAAAGTCCAACTCCAATCACCACAAAGGGTACAAGGATATTATAACATGGCACATTCCCTTTGGGGTAACAACAACTATGATTTACGCCAAAATTAGCCATGATTCCGTGAAATTTAATCATAAGAGATATATTGTATAAAGAGTTTATGCTAAAGAGCACTCCAAATGGGGTGCTTTTTATTATGCACTTTTTTTAACCTCAATAATGAAAGGAGACCACACATGAATATTAACACCTCATTAATCAGCAATAATAACAGCTACGCCGGACAGACACCTCTGTATATTGTCATTCATAACACGGATAATATCGCCAAGACAGCAGATGCCAAAGCACACGCCACCGCACAGCATAATGGCAATTTTCATGGATATTCATCCCATGTATTCGTTGACGATAAGTCAGCATACCAAGCATTGCCGTACAATCGCGGGGCATGGCATGTTGGGGTAAATTACGGCGGTAAGCTTTTTGGAACTGTAAACAATCACAACTCTATTGGAATTGAAATGTGCATGAATGCCGGATATAACTACGAAAAAGCATTCCAAAATACCGTTGATGTATGTAAGCAGCTTATGAAAAAATACGGAATCCCAGCAAGCCGAGTAGTGCAGCACTACGATGTGTGCGCTAAGAATTGTCCTTCCGTTATCCGTGGAAAGGGTGACTGGGCGAGATTTAAGAATCTCATTTCCAGTGAAACCGTGACAGCGCCAACCACAAAACCGACAGCAAAGGTTGACAAGTATTACCGTGTTCGTAAGACATGGAAGGACTCCAAGAGCCAGATCGGGGCATACAAGTCGCTGAAAAATGCAAAGAAAGCTTGCAAAGCCGGTTATTCTGTTTTTGATTGGAATGGAAAAGCTGTGTATTCCGTGACTGCAAAGAAAAGTGTAGCCAAGGTAGCAAAAGAGGTAATTAACGGCGAGTGGGGGAACGGACAAGATAGACGAGACCGCCTGGAAGCTGCCGGCTACAACTACGCAGAAGTGCAGAAAAAAGTCAACGAATTACTGAAATAATAACACTCCCGGGGTTTTCCCGGGAGCTACTTAAATGCAATATAGCCTTCATAAAGTTTTCTGATCGCCGAAAGGTCTTTTCTCCTAATCGGAACCACATCTCCAGATACCATTCTGAAATCAGCACGAAGTTCCCAGACTTCATCCATGTTGACAATGTAACTTTGGTGGCAGCGTAAAAACCGTCTGTCCAGTTGCTTTTCAACGTCCGAAAGTTTCCCTCTCTGCATATGAGTGATACCACAGGTACAATGGATAGTGATGTATTTATTGCGACTTTCAATATATTCAATATGGCAGAAACCAACCCTGTGGAAATAATCCTTGTTCTTTACAGTCAGCGTTTTATCATGGATATTTTCCAGTTCCCTGTTGACTACACCATACATTCTTCCATCTTCCGAGCCTTTTATGATATAGTGAACAGGAAGGATATCCAGAGCATCAAACACATATTCCTTGTGGGCTGTCCAAAAGGTGATATTACCTACATATCCATTCTTTCTAAGATGCCGGGCAACATCAATTCCATTTTCATCTTTCAACATAATATCCAGCACAATTATGTCGTACCATACGCCGTCATTTACATCATCAATAAGAGGTTTCCCGGTGGTATATGCCGTAATCGTGCATCCACTGTCCCCATTTCTACGAAGAAAACCGTCCATTCTGGTTTTAAAAATCTCAATTTGTAATTCGTTGTCATCACATATTGCAATCCTCAAAAAAATCATCCCTTTTTGTGCGAAATTCGTCGCTGCATGTGCTGATTTCGCCATTTCCTGTGTAATTGTATATTTTTTGATACAATGTTATTGTAATACATTAAGATGATAGTGTAAAGGGGGTGGATTCATGGAGAAACATAAAAAAATCATAATTGTGTTTATACTGATATTCGTGCATGTGCTCTTGATTCAATATGTTTACTTCTGCCCGGAGCGTAGTATTATCTTTGGGAGGGGTAAAACTATCGCAATTGCAAAAGCAGAGGTAAAACAGGTTGTCCATGAGCGCTATAAATCCCTCGCTGACAAGCATCCAGCCCCTTTATTTCTATCTACATATATAACGAATGAAAAGTACCAAAATCACAATATCTATACTGAAAAAATCATAATTTGCAATAATATCGAGGAAAAGCAACTTGCTAGGAAGGATTTAAGTGGAGATGATTCCGTCCCATTATATGGTTGCGAAAACATGATATAATTTAATAAGCAGGAACAAATGTTTGGAATATTGGGAGGGATTTACGTGGATTACAAGAAAGAAATTATTGAGATGCTTGACAAAATAAAAGTGGATCAGATTTTACGATACATTTATATTATTATTTCTGACATATTAAAGGAGGAAAACAAAAATGAATAGTACAGATTTAATATATACAGAAGACCAGCAGAAAAAGATTTTAGAAGAAATAAAAGACCCTCAAAATAAAGAGGGTCTTCCATCCGCTTCACTTGTTTATTCAGTTATTAACTTGCTTGGAATACAGGCAAATATGATTCAAGAATTGCAAAAAACTATTCAGAAGTTGGAACGACAAAGCCAATGTGTTGTTTCGGACGAGAATCATCTTTAGGCAATGACGTAAGCAAAAAATTTAATTGGCTGATATGCTGAATTAATGTTGACATTCGCCCATCTACATAACCTTTAAAAATCATTAGTACGGACTTCTCATAGCTGATTTCAGTAACCTGCATTGTAACAGTTTTACCAAAGTTGGTTAAAAGAAGTCCGACTTCATGTTCAGAATCTAAACTTTCTTCAAACTCCTTGATGTACTTTACTAGTATCTCAAATTGCGTATCCGAATATGCGTATGTTATTGGTAAAGGCTCAATTTCTTGACTTGAAATCTGCTTCATTGCAATATTGTACAAATCTTCGTAATTATACATACTTTCTCCTTTATTCACTCAACAAATTAATCAATTCCACCACATGTTTCTTTTTAACATCTGATAACTTAAAATATTTTCTTAATGCTTCGGATAGCTCTAAGTCCTTTCTTATCTGAAATACCAAACTTGCTGATTCATCTGAAAATTCTTCGATAACATTTTCTCCAGTCATCAAATAATCCACTGATACTTTAAAATAATCTGCAATTTTCTGTAATTTATCTTGCTTTGGGGTATAAGTACCTTTTTTCCAACTAGAAAGAGTTGCTGTAGAGATTTGGGTGCTTTTAGAAACATCACTTGGTTTTACATTATTTTTCTTGCAAAGAAGATCAAAATTTTCGTAGTACATATTTTCTCCTATCAAAATTAAGAAAACTTAATAAATAATTGTTGACATACTAAGAAAACTATGATATTCTTTATACAAGCTAAGAAATCTTAGCAAGAGAAACAAAAAAAGATAGCATGGCAACAACTAAGAAACTTATTTAATTCTAACTCGCAATTATGATTATATAAGAAAACTTAGTTATTGTCAATACTATCTATATAAAATATCTGAAAGAAAGGAGATGCAATTTTGCAAGAACTAGAAAACAAATCTTATGCTTATCAAAAATTCAAAGAGTTAAGAGAAAAAGCAAACTTATCCGAATACCAAGTTTCTGTTGGAACTGGAATTTCTACTGCTGTATTTACGCAATGGAGCCGCGGGGATTACAACTTGAAGCTTGATAAATTATCTTTAATTGCAAAGTTTTTTGGAATTTCAGTATCTGATTTTATAGAGGATGATGAAACTTGTAAAAAGGAAAGCTCATAAGGAGGTGGGAAAATGACAATTATCAAATTTAAAAATGGGGAAACAATCGAAATTCCGTGTGTGTTCCCGGATGATATTGTGAAACCAGACATTAGAGATCAACTGATACGTTTGGAATGGGATGACAATGGAAAACAATATTACTTGAAGTTTAACCCAGTAGATGTGCTCTATGTAAAAGAGATTACATAAAGCACACCAGATAATTATTTAGCTGATGGGTATTTTGTTGCAGTTGCTTTTCCAACTTTGACAGGTTCTTTGCTTAACAAGGCAAGAAATTCATCATTGTATGTGTGGTATAAATCAAGAATTTCTTTTGAACCAGAACCTTCCTTAACTGCTTTGGCAACAGCTAAGTCGTGAGCAATTTGAAAGTTATCCATTGTCAACACCTCCTTCCTAAAGGAGATTATATCACAGAAAGGAGACTAATGAACGAATTAATACCAATTAATTATGAAGGCGAACAGCCTACGGTATCAGCAAGAGAATTACATAAGGGGCTGGAAATCAAAAGCAAATATGCAGATTGGTTTAAAAACATGTCAGCGTATGGATTTACTGAAAATATTGACTATTTTACGGTTTCTAAAAATTTAGAAAACGGTGGAAGAACGATAGAACATGAGATTTCCGTAGACATGGCAAAACAGATCTGCATGATTCAGCGTTCAGAGAAAGGCAGACAGTACAGACAGTATTTCTTAGACCTCGAAAAAGCCTGGAACACACCAGAGCAAGTTTTTGCCAGAGCTTTAAAAATGGCAGACCAGACCATTGCGAAGCTGAAAGACACAAATAAGTCTCTTGCGGAGAAAATCGAAGCCGACAGACCAAAGACAATTTTTGCCGATGCAGTGTCAACCAGTCACACTTCAATCCTTATTGGAGACCTCGCAAAGTTAATTTGTCAGAACGGTGTCCAAACAGGACAGAAGAGATTATTCCAGTGGATGCGAGAAAATGGATATCTGATGAAGTCTGGTGCAAGCTACAATATGCCAATGCAGAGATACATTGAACAAGGGCTATTTGAAGTTAAGGAATCCAGTGTTCAGAATCCAGACGGAAGTGTCAGAGTAACGAGAACCACAAAAGTTACCGGAAAAGGGCAACTGTATTTTATCAATAAGTTTCTTGGAAATGAAATGGCAAGTTAAGGAGGTGGACGTAAGATGTTAGCAGATGATTACGTTTCTGAAAGGTTATCCGATTATGATTCCAAAATATATCAGTTATATCGCCGCAAAAACGGACAGAAGGCAAGCGACCTTGTAGAAAAAGTGAAAAATGAAATTGCCGAATGCGGTCTGTCCGCTACTGAAGCGAAAGGCTTTTTAGAGTACATGAAGATTGTTATTGACGCTCAGTCACATCTTCCCATTCAGAAATAACGGAAGTTTTTATGGTTTCTGCTCCGGGAACATTACCATCATCAATCTCATTTGCGGCATGAAGCATTGAAATTATTTTATGAGAATAAGGATGTTCCTTTCCGCAATTTGGGCACACAACCTTGTCTGTACTTATTCTTTCACTTATATAGTAATCGCAATGACAAGTACAGGAAACTTTTAATTTGAGAAACATTTTAACATACCTCCTTTCTGAACACATTATACCATTCAGATGGAGAGAATAAAAGAAAATAGGGAGGAAAAACAACATGATTAAATTTGAAAATGGATTAGTTAACATTTCTGGTAAAGGGATTGATATTCTTTCAGAGTATGCAGTTATCACCCATGAAATTAAAGAGATGTTCGTAAAAAATGGTGGAGAAGAGAAAGACGTAAAAGAGCAGCTTAGACATTCTTTCGAGCATGGTCTTATGAATGAGGAAGAATTTGACAAAGAAATCAAGGAAAAATTCAAACAGGTGAATGCAATTATTCCGATTGTTTCGCTTCTGGAAGAAATGCTTAAAACATTTGGAGCAAAAGATAAGGAGGACTAATCATGGGAGAAACTAAGAGTACAGATTATATTCCAGAGAACGTCAATGAAGAATATGCACTTCTGGTTGGAAGATTAAAGGCATTTGAAGCTTGGGCGAATAATGTGAGAGATTATGATTTCACAAAGGACATGGCATTCAGAATGCTTGGGCTTGATGTAGAAAAACAAACAAAAGCAGATTAAGTGTCCTGGAAGGTGCGGACACACCAACCAGGACGGTATCTAACTAAGAATGAGTTAGTTAAATACAGGATTATTATAACACAACCTCCTGTATTTGACAAACAAAAATATAACAGGAGGACTTTTTATGCAAAAAAATGGCGAAAATCAGCCACTTTCCAGCGAAATCATTGCTGATCTGGAAGAAAAGCTGATGGCAAGAAATGTAATTATCGCTATTCTGGCAGCTGCACTTGCAGTAACCACATCCAGAAGAAAGTGAGGACAAAATGAAAGAGGTGGTAAATGCAATAGGAGAAATATTTGTAGGAATAGGGATGTTTGCAGTGATATTCTTCATCGCATGGATTCTTACATCATTTGATGTTATCGGGGTGTTCTTCGTATCAACAGTCTTATTCTTAATGGTGTTTCTTCCTATTATATTAGAAATGGAGGAAAAGTAAATGCAAAGATTAAATAAAGTAAGATTATCCGGCAGAGCCGGGGAAATAGTATTTAGCCACGAACATTACGGAAGATACTATTACAAATTCATGCTGACAGTTATTCGTAAAAGCGGTGCAGTAGATATGTTTCCAATCGTTATAGAAGATTCCGTTGTGCGTGATAATGATTACAACGGAAAAGAAGTTGTGGTAACAGGAGCAATCAGAAGCATGGACACTTCTAAAAATCCAAATAAGCACCACAATGTTAGTTATATCGCAGCTGATGAAGTAGAAATCCTGGATGAACAGGTTCCAGATGGCGATATAAACAAAGTAGAGTTTATTGCCAGAAGTTGCACGAAAGAGCCATATGCAAAACTTACATCAGTAACGCACAGAAAAGTTTCAAATCTTTTTGTAGCAATTCCAAGAGAGTATTCAGAAAGAGCGGATTTTATTCGCTGTACTTTATGGGGAAAAGGTGCTGATCTGGCGGTAGAGGTTAAAAGAAATGATTACATTAAAGTAACTGGCAGGTTAATGAGCCGTGATGTTTATGTTAATGGGGAAGAAACGGAAAGTGTATATGAGATTTCCGTAAAAGAAATGGAGAAATTGGAGGATGAAGAATAATAAGAATAAAGTTCAGATGTATGGCGTAATAATGGATATTCAGCCAGGAACGTTTTTCAAGGACGGAGAAAAATTCGTAAGATTCTATATTGGTGCAAAGCGTACCAGTGGGAACGTAGATTTGCTTCCAGTAATTGTTGAAGAAAAGCAGACGGAAGGCTTAAAGATTGGAAAACACGTCTATGTTGAAGGAAGATACAGTTCTTCAAACAAACATGAAAGTGGAAAGTCACATTTGATTCTTAAAATCAAAGCGGAAACAATCTGGTGTGGAGATGGTGATGGGAGTGCAGAAGGTGAAAACAAAATCATTCTGGAAGGTTATCTTTGCAAGCCTCCTATTTACCGCAGAACACCAAGAGGAAAAGAAATCTGTGATTTGATGATTGCTTGCAATGAATATGACTTGCGAAGAACAGATTATATCCCATGTATAGCATGGTGGAAAGAAGCCAGAGAAGCTGCTGATTTCAAGGTTGGAGATTTCGTAAAAATAATCGGAAGAATCCAGAGCCGGATTTATCATAAAAAATTATCTGGTGATGAAGTAGAGCTTAGAACTGCATATGAGGTATCAATAGGGAGGATAATCGAGCATGAAGGTGGAAGTAAAAAAGATTTCGTTGGAGAATTACAAGAAGTTTCCGAGTAAGTCTGTAGATTTGTTTCCAAGAACAGAGATTTCTGGCAGAAACAGAGAAGGAAAATCCACATTGCAGGACGCATATTTGGACGTTCTGACAGGAAAGATGGCAAATGGTACAGAACCGACTTCTATTAGAAGAAAAGAAAATGGCTTGGAAGTGCCAAAAGTTGATGTTATAAGAGAGCTTACGCTTGCGATTGATGGAAAAGAAAAAGTGATCCGCAAAATCACAAAACAGAAGTGGAGAAAACCGAGGGGACAATCCGAAGAGGTGTTCGATGGAAATGAAACTTCTTATGAAATTGACGGATTCCCGGCTAAATCAAAGGATTATACCGAGTTCATCCAGTCAATAGCAGAACCTTCAACGCTTCTGATGTGCAGTAACCCAAAACCATTTCTGGACACATTGCAGAAGTCAACAGCAGAATCCAGAAAGGTACTGGAAAAGATGTCTGGTTTTGATATTGCACAGTTTATGGAAGAAAATCCACAGTACGCTCATGTGGAAGAAATCACAAAAGGGCATTCCGTAGAGGATACCTTGAAGAAGCTCCGAAAGGAACTGAATGCACAGAAGAAAAAGGTGGATGCCAAAAACACGGAGATTGCATATGAAACCAATCGAAGCATTGAAGCAGAAGATACTTCCTCCCTAGAATCCAAAAAACAGGAGCTTAATGCGGAGCTTTCCAAACTGGAAGAACAGGAAAAGATTCTTGAAGATTCAGCAAAAGGCTATGACAGCCTTACATATGAAATCCGAGGGCTGAAATCTTCCAGGGATGGACTTGTTAGCAAGGCAGATAATGAGCTGAAAGACAAGAAAGCAGCCATTATGAATGTGTATTATGACCTTGCAAAAAATAAAATTGAAAAAGAATCAGCTATCCGAATGTTGGGAATGGAACTGGACAACCACATAAGAGCTGGGCAACAGGCGAAAGCTGACTTGGATAGAGCCAGACAGGACTATCCGAGAATCAAAGAAATGGAGTGGGATGATTCTGAACTGAAAGCTATTGAAGCTGAAACATTCAATGATTCTGATACTATTTGCCCTACCTGTGGACAAGAGCTGCCAGAAGAACAAGTTTCCGAATTGAGAGCTTCCTTTGAAGAAAAGAAGAAGTTTAGAATTGAAAATGAATTAACCAAAAAGCAAAACTGGGAATCAGCAAAACAGAACCAGTTGAAAGGAACTTGTGATCTTGGAAATTCTGCTGCTGCAAAATTAAAGAAAACTAACGAGGAAATCAACAAATTACAGTCGGAAATCGGCGCAGCACAGGATGAAGTTGATGAACTTACTAAGCAGATTGAGGAAGAACAGTCCAAATTTACGGAGCTTCCAGAATCTGTAGATATGACAAATGATGAAGAATATCTTGCAGTTGCAGTGAGAATTGAAGAACTTGAAGAGAAACTGAAATCATTTGATGATGTTCCTGGAAAGAAACAGGAATTAAGAATGCAGATCAGCAATGTTATGAAACAGATTTCCAATGTGGATGCAGACATTAAGATTGCACAGGCAGCAGTCACAGAAAAAGAAAAGCGAGTAGCCGAACTGAATGAGGAACTGAAAAGCCTTGGACAGGTTCAAGCTGATATTGAAAAGAACATTGATACCGTTCTTAACTTCTCAATCCAGAAGAATAAGGCACTGGCAGAGAAAATCAATCCATTTTTCCATCATTTCCAGTTCAGTTTCCTTGATTACACGATTGAGGGAAATCCAGTGGAAACTTGCAAGATGATCTGTAATGGAATCGACTACAATAGCGGATTAAATCATTCCGACAAAATTCTTTGCGAGGTTGATTTACTGAATGGATTACAGGAAATGAATGGTCTGAATCTGCCGATTTGGATTGATGATTCGGAGAGCATTGACAAAAGCAGGATACCTATGTTAGACAGGCAGATGATTGTGCTAAGAGTGACAGATGGGGATTTGAAAGTAATCTGACAAACAGGAGGGGAAAATGCTAACAGCAACATGGGGAAAACATTTTTTCAAGGCAGATGCCACAAAATGCGCATCTGAAATCATGGAAATTTGCGATCAGATGGAATCTGCTACACCACAGCAGATTCTTGAAAAAGCAAGAGACGAAAGCACAGAATTACATAAGTGCTTTACATGGGATGATTCCATAGCGGCTGAAAAATACAGAATCCACGAAGCCAGACTGATAGTTTGTCAGTTAAAAATCGTGGAACAGGATATTGATAACAAGTCAAAGCCGACAGCAATTCGAGTCTTTTACAAGACAGATGGCAAAAGCGGATACAAGCCAACACAGCTTATTTTGAAACAGCCAGATGAATACGAAGCACTTTTAGAACGCTGCCGAAATGAACTTCTGGCAGTGAAGCAGAAATACCAGAATATTTCTGAATACGAAGAGGTTTGGGAATTGATTAGTTAAACATGAATGCCGCTACTGTGCTGATATGCCTACAGGAGTAGGAAGAAATCAAACTATATTATGGCACATTATATTGCTAAATAGGACAATACATAATATCACAGAGCAAAGCAAAACACCTTATTCTTGTAGGGACATGAGTGCAGTAGCGGCGAAATTACTACGTTGATATGCCTGTAAAATAGGCAAAAGAAGTAAAGTACAGGAAAAAGCAGAACACAACACGACATCACAGGATAGTTCGAAACAGAATATTCGCTTGATTTTACAGGTTTATGAGCGTAGGAAACCACAGCATTTATCAGTCTGCATAAGCGGATAGCATAGTACATTAAAAAACAGGAAAACAAAAGACAATATAATAAACTACATCAAAATTATTCTCACTTATGCAGAGTGACAAGTGTTGTGAATACTTACTATAGGACAAAAATTCTTACAACAGGAAATAATAGCACAGAATAATACAACACAGTACTTAACGGATGGGCTGTTTTACAGGCGGTATAACCGTCATCATAAAATAGAATATTAAAAAACACCACATGATAGCACATTATAAGATATTACAATTTATCATGACTTTTATATCGCTTATAAAGCGGCTCATCCAAACAAATTGAATTTTGAGTATGTAGCATGAAGATGCTATGCCAAATAAAAACAAAGAACACAGCAAGATAGAAAATTAAAGTACAGCACATTCGTGTTACATACTGAGCATTCAACTCAACCAGATGTATTTAACTGGCAGTAGAATCTGCCAAGAATAGGAAAGCTAACTACAGTGCAAGCAAAATATAGGATAGCATATTACAGAAAAATACAGGACACTATAAGACATTTTCTATTGTCAGTTAAGCATATCTGAAATTTACGCAAAGATTTAAGCGGATTACTTTCGCAATACATTACAGGATAGCACAGTACAATACGGCATACGAAAATACATAACACAACATTATATTTATATTAAACTATTGTGGATTAATCTGCTTGAATGTTTGCGCAAACAGAAACTATAAAAACTATTAAAAAATCGGAGGAAAAGAATTATGGAAACTAAAAAAGAAGAAAGAATTCAGTTACAGGCAATCAACGTTAAGCACGCAACAGTCACAATCATCGGAGACGGAGACTTAGTTCTCAATAAGATGAATGACGTGACCGCAAGAGAACTGATTGATCAGAGAAAAGACAAGGCAAAGAACCTTGAAAAAGCAAATGTATGGGAAGAAATCATTACATCAATTCACTGGTACAATGGAAAACCTACAGATTTCTCAGAAAAAGGCCTTATTGATGCACTCACCAACAATGCACCTTGCATTACAGCATTCGGGTTATTGAAATGTTTTTGCGATGCTGTTGTAAGAAATGGGGTTGATACATATAGTACAAAGTTCAAAGCTGGAGTAAATATTATCGCCAAAGGAGGTTTAATACCGATTAAGTTTGCTGAGCATTACATTGACGAAAAACTAATGTCACCAAAGAAAGGAAAACCTGTTCTTGTACATTTAAACAGATTTACCGGATGGTCAGCAGAAATCGAACTTGCATATGTAGATAATATTTATTCCATTGAGCAGATCGTTAATATTATTCAGCTTGCAGGATTTGGATGTGGCATCGGGTCTGGCAGAACAAGCGGTTATGGAAGATTCCACGTAGAGTAAATAAAAAATCGGTGGCATATGAATCCGGGTGAATGCCCGGAAAGCACAACAGGGAAAAATAAAACAGTTAATGAAAGAACAGGAAATTACAATTCAACATAGGACAAATTATTTCATCCTGTTTCATATGCCACTGAGCATATAAATAAAGAAAAGGAGAATTAAAATGGCAGAAAACACACAAGTAGCAACATTTAACACACAGCTTTCCTACTATACAAATCGGTATGTTGATTTAATGGAAAGAGATTTGACTTCAAGAGGAATGGAATTTGATTCCTACTCAAAAGATTGCGTAGTAGCGGCAATGGGATCTATTTTCCAGATGGTGCATGAGAGTGGAGTGAGTTTTGAAGCAATTAATGGCTCTAACCTTAAATTCATTCTGAGCAAAGTAGCAGCGTTAAAACTGAACGCAAATGCGCAACCGAGAGAGTGTTACTTCCAGATCAGAAACGTAAACGTAGCAGGAAAAGGGAAGCTGGCACAGTGGGAGAAGAAAATCGAGTTTGCGATTGAGGGCGATGGAAATGACGCTCTTGTAAGTAGATATGGTGTCGATGTGGCTAAAGTATTTCCATACTGGAAAGTTAGAGAGGGAGACAAATATACGCCACCAAGACATAAAGGTGTAGAAATTACGCCACCAGAATGGGAAGAATCTGGTGTAGGCAAAGTAGTTCGTATCGTATATCCGATTCAATACAAGGACGGACACATTGAATATCTTTCATGCGAAAGAGCAGATGTTTTGAAGAATCTTGCAGCACACATCAAGAATAATCTCCAGAATGAAACTTTTGGAATTTGTGCAGACAGATATAAAGCTACAGATGCGCAGAAAGCTCAAATTGAAACAAAGAAAAAAGAAATCATGAAAAAGGTTGCTGACATTGGAGAACTGGAAGCAATCATTGACTGTGAGGAATTAAGACCGTATATTTCACCGTCTTATTATGAAACACAGTCCAGAGAATCAATGATTATTCGTAAGATGCGAAACAACATTATGAAGTCTATTCCTAAGAAATGGGATAATCCGGTGCAGGCTTATGAATATAACATGATGGATGCTACGTACAGGGAAGTACAGGAAGAAATCGAACAGAATGCCAATGTAGAAGAATTCATTCCACAGCCAGAATCAATCGAAGAAAAGCCAAAGCAGCCAACCGTAGCCGAAACCGTAAAAACAGCGGAGAAAGAACCAATCCCGGCAGCAGAGCCAGTGGAAACAGAAATTCCGTCATTTATGAGCCAGGAGGAAATGTAGGATGGCAGCTCACACAATTGTGCTTATTATCTTGTTTGCAATAGTGTTTTTCTGGTGGGTATGGACTTTTGTTTATGCTATTAAATCCAAAGAAGCAGAACCAATGTTATTTGCAAGTATTGTATTAAACATACTGAACTTAATAATTCAACTCACAGAGTAAAGGAGAAAACTAATGAAGCATAAATGTATTAAGACAGCAGTATTAATCACAGGGATTACAGCAATCACAATGTTTAGTGGTTGTTCTTCCTGTAGCAGATCATTAAAATCACTGTCTAGTGATATTGACGGTGGTCTGAACCGTACCGTAACTGTTTACGATTACAACGGCGGTAAAATTAAGTCCTGGTCTGGAAAGTTTGATGTTTCCGAATCAGAGAATGAAGTTTACTTTGATGATTCTGACGGAAAGAGAGTTATTATCCACGGCGGTATTGTCGTGAATGAGGAAAACTGATATGAGCAGCAGTGTAATTGAAACAATTAAAGAAGTTGTAAGCAATATGAACAGCGGACTTTATGATTTCACGGTAGATGGGAAATGTTCAGAATGCGGTTCGTGTTGTTCAAATTTTCTACCGATATCATCCAAGGAAATCAAACAGATTAAGTGGTACATTCGCAAACACCATATCAAGGAATGCAGACATAATTTCACTGCTTCATTAATGGATTTAACCTGTCCGTTTCTGATGGACGATAAGGCAAAAGAGAAATGTTCAATCTACCCTGTTAGACCGGAGATATGCAAATCATTTGTCTGCAATGACCCACAGGGAGCCAGAAAGAACAAAGCTTTAATGCATAAAAAATATAAGCCTGTTGATATGAGAGAAACGTTTTTCGGAGGTGAGTAGGAATGAGATTAGCAAGTCAGAATGGGGAAATTGATGTTCCTTATGAAATCACATCATTAAGCAGAATTGGAAATATCATAAGAGCATATGTGCCAATGGTAGGCGAAAAAGGAACAGTCATGGCTCGTTATTCGACAGATGAAAAAGCCCAAAAAGCTATGAAAGCTTTGCATAAAGTGTATGCAGGAATGTTTTTAGCACAAAACATTGAAATGAGCGATGATGATTACGAAGAATGCATAAAAATGGCTGCAAGAGGTTTCGGAATCATTAAAACCATGGTTAACAGCCCAGATATGAAATTCGAGCCTGCAAACATTGTGTTTCAGTTCCCGGAGAATGATGAAGTATGAAAGAAATAGGAAGAAAGAAAATAAATTGGGATTCCATTGTGACTGTGGAATTATCGCTTAAAGAGCTTCAATTAATAAGGGACGCAATGGTGGCTACAGATTTAAAAGATATGAAAGAATTATGGCGCGGAGCTCCTCCATATCAGCAGGACGATAAAAATATGATTGGAGAAACTGCTTCTTCAATTTTAAATAGCTACAAATAAACAGAAAGCGAGGTGATGAAAAATGTTCATGAGAATAGTAAATACAGGGAGTACACATGGAAACTGCTATGTTTTGAAATCCAACAGCGGAGAAATGCTTCTTCTTGACTGCGGATGCAAATACAAAGACATTCTGAAAGCTATTGATTACAGAACAAGTGATGTTTCTGGCGTGCTTCTAACGCATGAACACGGTGATCACCGTGAATCATTTAAAAATCTGATGAATTTAGGCATTCAGATTTACACCAATGATGAAACCGTGGAACATATGCAAATCATCACTGGAGAGCTGATGAAAGGCGTTCCAGAGAAAAGACCGTTTCGGGTTGGCTCGTTTACAGTAATACCGTTCTATTTGCCACATACTACAAGGGACAAGGATACAGGGAAACTTATTCCGTGTTTCAATTATGGTTATGTAGTGGAACATGAAGAGATGGGAAAGCTGCTGTACATGACAGACTTTGAGTTTTGCCGATACAACTTCAAGGCAATGCGACTGAATCACTTGGTTATTGAGTGCAACTACTGTGGAGAATTGGTTGATAAAACAGCCGAAAATTACACGCACAGGCTTAAAGGGCATTGTTCATTAGATACTTGCAAAAGCTTAGCAAATACGAACCATACGGCAGCATTACGGACAGTAACATTGGTGCATTTGAGTAATGAAGCAGCTGACCCGGAACAGATTTTGAGGGAGATACAAGAAACGTCTGGTGCTGATGCACTCGTCCATATCGCAACACCCGGGTTAGAAGTTAATTTGGACTTATGTCCATTTTGAAAGGAGAAATAGATGGTATCAATTGACTTAAAAGATTGGAAAGAAGTAACAAAAGGAATTTATGTAAATCCAATTTCTGCAAACGCAGCTTATGAAATCCATATTAAATACTGGGATATGAAAACAGATATTCTTTCCGCAAATGCAGAACTTTATATTGTAGGAGATTGGCACGAAAAAGATGGAAGAAACATCAGAGAAAGGGAAATACTGCTTGATTATGCATCTGTTATGGATTGTATTTGGAAAGCAGTTGAAGATGATAAGGAAAACAATTCGACTGAATGATTGAAAGGAGAATGATTATTAATGAAAATCTTCTTAAAAACACTTGACAAGCTGAAAAAGCCAGAACTTTCCGAACAGGAATGTAAGTACGACAAAGGCTGGAATGATGCAATCAAGAAAGTTGAAGAACTGATTTGTTCCTACAGCTCTGCGGATATGTGGATTCCAACAGATTTAAAGTTACCGCCGGAACCAGACAAAGGAGAAAATCCCGGAGATTGGAAAGAATATACAGTTACAATTAAGGGGGCTATTTTACCAACAAGTCTTACTTATTTAGGAGACAGCGAATGGGGAAGCGTAGAAGCGTATGGGTTTGCGTATTACCCAGTCATTGCATGGCAACCAATGCCACCAGCTTACAAACCAGGGAGGTAACACCATTGGAAATAACAATCGGAATTTGCACAGATGAAATCAAAGAAATCCTTGTTGAGCACATCAAGACAAAAGGATTCAACGTAACAGAAGATGATATTTCCTTTGTTATCGGGAAAGAAGAAACTGTAACAGGAAATACAAAGAAAATCAAACACGCACTTATTAGATGCGACATTCAGATTGAGAGGTGATAAATTGTGAATATTGTTATTCTTTCTGGAAGATTAACTGCTGATCCAGATATCAGAATGGGAACGAATGATACCAAAATCGCAAGATATATTTTGGCTGTCGAGAGAAGAGTGAAAAAGAATACAGAAAGAAAATCTGATTTTATCACTTGCGTATGTCTTGGAAAAAATGCAGAATTCGCAGAGAAATATCTTAAAAAAGGCACGAAAGTAAATGTGCGTGGTGAATGGCAGACTGGAAACTATACGAACAAAAATGGTGAAAAAGTTTACTCAAATGATTGCCTTGTTGCAGAACATGAATTTGCAGAAAGAAAGAGCCAGTCACCACAGACACAGGAAACAGACACACGACCAGTACCGCCGCCAGAACCTAGTTTCATGGATGTGCCAGATTTAGGCGGTATGGAAGATGAATTTCCGTTTAGTTAAGGAGGGGTGAAATGGTACAAACAGGACAGATTATTTATTTTAGCAATCAGAAAATGATGTGCTTTGATGTTGAATCTATTGAGGATATTACTGAACCGCCAGAACAAATAGAAACTACATCGGTTTATGGCGAGACAAGAACGTATGCGCCGGCAATAATGAATCCAACAACTCTTTACGTTACTGGAAAGGAACTTGTAAAACTTGATCCAACAACCATGAAACGCATTGCCAGATACAATCTTGAAGAAGAGAATAAATCTCTTTTAGAAGAAATCGCAGAAAGAAAAAAGGTTATTGATGATCTTGAACAGAAAGAACAGGTTTTGCGTGACAGGTTCAGAAAGGCAATAGCTGCATTCAAAGAAATCATGGAAAATGGTTACTATGATGAGGGCGAAGATGAATACGAGAGTGAATGGGAGTGATTAAATGAAACCAGTTTTAGAAACAAAGTCTACATACAAAGGTTATCCATATGTGGTTCTGTTTATGCCAGGAGCATACAGATGCGGATATGTTGGTATACCTTACAGCCATAAGTTAGCAAAGAAAAGTGTTGATGATTTAGGTTATCTTGACTGTCATGGTGGAGTTACTTATTCAGAACCATTTCTACACGATTGTGACGATGATGATACATGGTGGATTGGATTTGACTGCGCTCATTGTTTCGATGGTTATGATATTGAGATAGCAGAACAGTATTTCGGGGAAGAACCAGACTTCAAAAAAATGCTTAAAATAATGGGAGATTACTGGCGAGAATTAAACAAAAATCCAGATTGCAAAATTCACTCACTTGCTTATGTCAAAGCTGAGTGCAAAAAACTCATTGACCAGATTGAAAAGGAGTGATTCTGGGTGGATTATAAAAAGCTTAGACAGGCAAAAGCTATTGAAACAACGAATCGAAAAAGACTCATGAAGATCAATCCAAAGCTTGATGATGGGAGCGGAATATATTTTTTAACCAGAACTGATGAAAACGAAATCTCATACTTTTATATAGGTCAGGCAGTACATATAATTCAGAGGATGTGCTCACACCTTACTGGGTATCAGCACATAGACCTATCAATTAAGAAAAGAGGATTTTACAGCGAAGAAAATCCTTTTGGGTGGAAAATAAATTTTATCCATTATCCTGTCGAACAGCTTGATAAAATGGAACAATACTGGATATTAGAGTATACCAAAAAAGGATATCAATGCAGATATAATAAAACCTCTGGGAGCCAAGGGGAAGGGAAAGAAAAAATCAATGAATTTCGTCCGGCAAAAGGATATAGAGATGGAATCCAGCAAGGCAAAATAACCCTTGCGCGAGAATTAAAACACATCATTGATATTCACTTAAATGTATCAATCAGACCAGAAAAAGCAAATAACAAAGTATCTATTAAGGCGTTGGAAAAATTCAACGACTTACTCAATGAAGAAAACTATCACTGATTCTAACACACCAGTAGTTCTACTGGCTAAATTCAAAAGATAAAAAATAAAAAATGAAAGGAGCTTGCCTTCAGCTGACGTAAGGGTGCACCGGGCTTCTTTTGAAAATGAAATTAAAGTGTGAAATATATCGTGATTCTATGCAGAACTATAAAAAATACGCAATTCCAAGAGCGCAACTCGTAATTGCTGACGTACCATATTGTATAGGCAGCAATTTCTATGGTAGTAGATGTGATTGGTATATTAATGGAGACAACAAGAACGGAGAAAGTAAACTTGCCGGTAAAGCAGCTTTTAATTCCGATTTCAATTTCAATCTGTATGAATACTTCCATTTTTGTTCAAAAATGTTGAAGAAAGAACCAAAAAAGGCAGGAGCAAGAGGAAGAAGTTCAGATGCACCATGCATGATAGTGTTTTGCTCGTTTGAACAGATTCAAACTCTGATTAATGCGGCGGCGAAACATGGTTTCATTCACTATATACCACTTGTGTTTATTAAAAACTACAGTCCACAGGTGCTTAAAGCAAATATGCGTGTGGTAGGCGCTACAGAATATGCTCTTGTATTCTACAGAGATAAACTTCCAAAATTCAGAAATGGAGCGCAGACAGATGAAAACGGAAAGACTATTCGTGGAACTGGAAAGATGGTTTTTAACTGGTTCCAGTGGGAAAAAGACGGAAAGGACATTCCGAAAATTCATCCAGCACAGAAACCAGTAGCAGTTCTAAAACGACTGATTGAAATATTTACTGACCCTGGGGATGTGGTAATTGACCCTTGCTGTGGAAGTGGTAGCACATTGAGAGCCGCCATGGAACTTGGCAGAAGTGCATACGGATTTGAAATTGACAGAAATTTTTATAACAGAGCAAAAAACGAAATGCTTGTTTTTGAAAAAGATAGTCAAATGAGCATAGGAGATTTTATATAAGGAGCGTGATTGAATGTCAGGAAACACAAACGAATGCGTAATTGAGTGGATTCCCGGAAGAGATTATGTAGGGCTTACTGCTAAGAATGGGAGCACCTGGAAGAATAGATGTGAGGAATTAGAAAAGGAATTTCCAGACGATGTGAAAATTCTTGCCAGAAACAATGATGGATCTATTTTCGCTCACTTGCCATATTCCTACATTAAAATCAATCCACCAAGGAAATATTCCGATGAAGCGAAAAAGAAAGCTGCGGAAAGATTAAATAAAATGCGTGTAGAAAAAAGCAATACTGCGGAAGAAAATCCGTTTTGCCTATGAATTACCGTCAGAGAAAATATAATGAGGGGCAATCTGCTAGAAATGATATTTACAGATTTCTTGTCAAGTATTTTGAGAAACACGGATATATGCCTTCTTATGAAGAAATTATGGATGGAACAGACCTTACAAAGTGTACCGTCCAGAGACATATGCGGCAATTGGAGATGGATTCTCTGATTGCCACAGAACATCCGGGAATATCGAGAGCATACCGTTTGACGGAATACAGATACGAAAGGAAAAAATATGGGAAGCAAATTAAAGATGAAAGCGCCAAAGAAAAATAGGGTGTTGGAATGTGACAATCAGATGTCACAGGCATTCGCCAGAGCCATGCAGAATTCACGTAAAGAGCTGGAAGTCATGCAAGATCAAGCCTATAACGATGGCTTCAATACTGGTGACGACTGGGCGAATACAATTAACACGGTAACAACTATGTTGGCATTACGGAAATTGCATGGATTTTCCACTAAAAGACTTTTGGACGTAATCAATTGTGCAAATGAGTTTGTAGGACAAGCGAACCGTGGCGAAAGAAGCTTTATGAGCATGATTGAGGAATTGGAATCTGAAACAGATGTAAGAATCCCAGATTTGAATAAGGGACTTGTTAAAAAATTTGGTAAATAAAATATGATGATAAAAAGAGTATCACTAAATAAATGGTATGATTATCCAACCGATTATCGTACGGTAGTCGGTCTGCGAGAATGAGAGGAATGAAATGAAGAAAATAGTATGTTTAATCTTAATTTGCATTTTCTTGACTGGTTGTTCCAAAAATGTTTCGTACAAGAACCGTGATTTACAAGAAGAAATCACATATACCTATGAAGATGTAGACGCAATTATCACTTACATAGATATGCGAAAATGGTTTGTCATTTGTCCTCGCTGGCAGTGGGAGATATCGGTTGAATATGACGGGCTGACTTATGAAGAAGATAGTTTTGCGAATGGAGCAATGAATAGACCGAGTTTTTCAGACAGTCAAAAGGGTGATTCGATAAGAGTTCAATTAGCAAACAAATATGTGAACGGAGAACTGATAGACCGGTATATATCGAAAATTAAATAGGGAGAAAATATAAGCGTGGAAAGTGAGGACGCAATGACAGAACAGGAAAAGAAGGAACTTCTGGATGAACTGGAAAAGCGCATTGACGAAAAATACAAAGGTTGTCTTACCAGAGAAGATGTTGCAACCACATTAAAAGCACCGAGAGAAAAGTGGTTCAGAGACGAGAATGGGAACGGAAGAAGTTCTCTGATGATGGATGCTTTTGATTCATCTATTATCTCGTGACAAGTCTGGGAAACAATCAGAAAGTTGACTTGCGTTATATGTGGTAAGCAGTATGTCAGACAGCTTGCAAATGTAGAAAATGCGGATGAGATTGCAGAGAAACTTTGCCAGTTTGTTTATGACTTGAAGATGGATTTTAAGAAACAGGAGGACACAAAATGTTAATCAGAAGTCAGGATAAAACAGCACTGGTAAAGTTTGAAAACATTGTAATAAATCTAAAGCTCCCAGATTCATTGAATATTATATGTTGGAGTTTGCAGGATGCACAGAGAAGTGGAGGATATTTTATTTTAGGAAAATATTCCACCAAAGAAAAAGCCATGAAGGTACTGAATATGATTCAGGAAGCCTATGGAGATTCGGAATACACAAAATATGTAATTCCAGAAGTATGTAGGATGTTAAGTATGAAACCAAAAACGGAAGAAAACAAAGCACATGCTGGAGAACTTGGAGAAATGCTCAAAAAAGGAATGACATTCCAGATGCCAGAGGATAGTGAGGTGGAAGTATGAAGTATAAGTGCGTAAAGGCGTTCATGTTAGATAGCTATGACGATGATGGGTTTTACATTGAAAATTGTATAGAAATTAAGGTTGGCGAAACCTATGAAGTTGGAAATGAAAATTTTATCGACGGAGACATTCGTCTTAACGGCATAAATACAAACAAGTGGATTGAGATATCTCAAGAAATGTTGGATGAGTATTTTACAGAGGTGGTTGTATGAGCAGAGTACGAACCAGATTAGAACAATACAAAACTGAGATAGAAAATAAATCACAGTATAAGCATGGGCTTCCAGGGAGTGCGCTGGATATTGTGAATACTCTTCTGAATGATTTGGAACAGGACGAGAAAGAAAATGCTTGGATTCCGGTAAAATATCATCAGATATCAGAAAAAGAACGTGCAGAAGAATCCATATCAAATAATATACAGTGTATGCTTGACTGTAAAATGCCAGATGATGGACAAGAAATATTGGTTACTAACGGAGAAACAACATGGCAAGATACAAGCTTTATTGATTGTGACGGATATTATCTTGATAGCAATTATGATTGGATTGATATTACGGCATGGCGACCACTTCCAGAACCGTATAAGGAGGATTAAACATGGAAATGTCAATTTTCAAAAAGGATGACAAAACTTATACCAGATTCAAGGTAAGAATAAAAGAGTTTAAATATTGGCAGGCTTTGCTTGAGGTAAAATATTGCATTGATACATCAGAGCCGGTCAAGAAAAACAGCAGATACATTTATTTTGAAAAGGAAGGCGACTGGATTAATGGGAAGATGTAAATTATACTGTCCGGACAACGAAACACAGTGCTGTATCTGCTGCGAGAAGCAAGGCGGTTGCGATAACCGGTGCGACATGATGGACAGCTATGAATATGCAGAAGATTGTGAAGATTATGTTAAGGAGGACGAGCCATGATTACATTCTTATTAGGATTCGCCATTGGAACCATATTTGGAGTGGTTGGTCTTGCATGTGTGGCGATCATGTACGACAAGCACCACCCAGACGAATAGAAAGGAGAACGGTATGCTGACAAGGAATAAAAAGTTGAAAGACTACGGTATTCCGGCAGAAGACATTGAAAAACTGAATACGATGCTGAAAGACTTCCCGGCAGAGTACGGATATCTGCTTTCCAGTGCCGCCTTGTCAGCTTGCCCGAAAAACACGGTGATAGCGGATATGGTTATTGAGAATATCCTACACCGGAAAAGTTACAGGAAAATCAGCAGAGAAAGATATATCCCGATGAACCCGAAGGACTTTTACGGATACAGACGCAAGACCGTCGCTGTACTGTATGAGAGAATGAGGTTGTTGGGAGTGTGGGAGGATGAATAAATGCGTTTAATTGATGCAGACAAAATAATTGACTCTCTTGGAAATTCGGATATGGATTTTGCAATAGGTGCAGTTATTGACGAACAGCCGACAGTTTTTGATGTGGACAAAGTTATTGACCAGATTGAATACAGAAGAGCAAGTTTTGATTGTAGATCATGTGAATACAATGATGATGAAAAACAATATGCAGTGAAGATTGTTCAGATGCACTTATTGATGATTTGATCAAAATCGTGAAGGAGGGTGGAATTGAATGAGTAGCGCAAGTGTAAGATTCGGAACGAAAGCGTATGTATGCGCAAGGTACTTCCTTAGACCGGGAAAGTGCTTCAAATACATCGACCAGCGTGGCGAAGATGCCACAGAACACATCTATGAGGTCATGGCATTATATCCTTATTGTGTATTGTTAAGAGATACCAGAAACGGAGTCAGAACTTGTCCGGGATATAATACTTTAAGTCTGATGTTGAGAGGAAGTGAAGCGAGTGAGTAAAGGCAAAGATATCTCTACTATGTTTACAAGAGAAGAAAACAAAAAGAATGGAAGGCTTGGATATTGTCAGGCTACAAGAGAAAAAGATACTATCATTAGCCCTTCGCAATATGGAGCATTCTTGCAGAAAAGAGGTAGGAGAAGATGAGTAAATCAGCATTAATCATGAACACACCAAAAGGATGTTTTGCTTGCCCATTTCATATGGCGGATTTCAATTTTAATTTATGCCTTGCAACAAGAAATGATTCAATCAGAACTATTTCTAAAGTAAGCCATGAAGGATTCAAAAAACTGGCAGGAAGACCTGAATGGTGTCCGCTGAAGCCATTACCGGAGAAAAAAGAGTATATCGTTCCAATTGACAATGTAGAATCACAAAAAGATATTATTGCGGTTGGTTGGAATGCCTGCTTGAGAGAAATTACAGAAACAAGCGATAAAAACGAGCGATAAAAGCAAGCGATAAGGAGAGGTGAAGTAGATGGAAAGATTAACCGAAAGAGAAAGAAACATTGATGGCACAGGAGTTGCAAAGGAAGAAATTACAGATGGATTATTGAAGCCGTTTGCAGAGAAAATTCTCACTAAACTTGCTGTTTATGAAGACTTAGAAGAACAGGGATTGCTTGTGAGATTGCCGTGTAAGGTTGGAGACACGGTTTGGGTGGTAACATCGCCAATTAATGTGTTTGGTTATGATGAATATGATGGAGATGCGGAATATGAAGTATATGAATCTTTTTTATCAAGCGTATCTTATTATGCGTCTGGAGAACAATTCAGAATTTACGCAAAAGTAACGAATAGTTTTATTGTGGCATACTTTAGAGAATGTGATTTTGGAGAATCTATATTCCTCACCCGTGAAGATGCTGAGAAGAAGTTGGAGGAGATGCAGAATGGATGATTATTTCTTTCCTACTATTGTTTGTGAAATAAAAGATTTGAAACCACTTAAAGATCTTGGCGATATTTTGAAATGTAAATTTATTTTTTCTGATTTTACTCTTAGATTGATTGATGGAGATAAAGTACATGAGGCACTTATACAACTTTACAGTCGAGAGTTATTGCTTGATGAAGGAATGGTAGTAGTTCCAGAGCCTATACCAGAAAAAGAAGATAAATTTCCGGAAGTGTCGTATTATATTCAATTTTCAGAAAAATATGGCATGCAGATAATGGTGGGACAAGTTACGGATGTCGAGGATGAAGTATATCGGAGATACGAAAAAATTGACCACGACTATTGTACACTCATAATACGAGCATTGATAACCATAATGGAAAAGATTGAATCAAGGGAAAAAGCTATAAGAAAAGTAGATAGAAGCAGAAAAGTCAATAGCAGGGGGAAAAATCATTTGTCAAAAAAAGATAATAAAATTTTTCTTCTTGATGATTTGATTGAATATGTTGTAGAGAATAATCTATATCAAAAATCCGTAAAACATAGTCAAATCAGCTGCCCATGTTGGAGCGTAAGAGGACATTACAGAACGTACAAAAGCGGTAAGAAAGTATTTGTAAAGCCTTTCGAAAAAGGAAAGAAACGCGGAAAAGTAGCACCAAAACAGCATGTTTATACGATTTGAGAGGAGTGATAAATATGCCAGACAAACCTACACCAGACATAACGCCAAACCTTGCTATATCAGCATACCACGTACTACAGCAATATTGTACTGGACAGCCAGCGGATTGCAAAGGCTGCGGATTCTACGAACACTGTCCAGAATGTTTTCGAGGCATGCCATGTGACTGGAACTTGAATGAAGAAGGTGAAATAAATGAAGCTGAGAAAGGCAACACTGATTGACTACGGAGTACCGCCGGATGATGTACCGACATTACAAAGCCACTTGCGGAATCTTAGCGAAAGCGACAAATACAATCTGTTACAGGTATCTATCAAATATGCACCCGGCATTGAATCGCAAATCTATGACAGCATTGTGAACAGTATCGGCTATCGAACGATGGAGAAGATCAGAACGGTTCCTGCAACGGAGAATGACTTTTATGGCTACAAACGCAAGGTCATGGCGGAATACTATCATCTGGCCAAATTGATTGGCAGACTTTAAAAAACTTAAAAATTTATAAAAGTGGTAGAGAGCTATGTACGCCCTAGTATGGTATTATAGTATATATAACTATAACTATGCTAGGGCGTTTTAATTCAGAAAGGATATGATTGGATGTTGATAGGATGGCAAACGAGAAAAATTTAATACCAAATTCTGAACGAACTCCGAGCGAACTCCGAGAAATAACAAAAAAAGGCGGTATTAAGTCGGGAGAAGTACGCCGTCAAAAAAAGACCCTTTCTGAATTAGCAAAAATGATAGCTGAAAATCCCGCCCCGACTGTCGCAAAGAAGAAGCTCACAAAGATGGGAATATCTGATGAGGATGCAAACAACAATGCTTGTATTGTAGCTGCTGTATACGATAAAGCTATCAAAGGAAATATGCAGGCAGTAGACAAATGGGAACAGTTGGTAGCTGTATCAAAATCAGACGAAAGCAAATATGAACTTCCTGCCAGAGTACTTGGTAAGGCATTCGTGGACATTAACCGACAGATTAAGCCCAATATTGAATATGTATTCGAGGGCGGTCGAGGTGGTCTAAAATCCTCATTCGTAGCTTTTAAGATTGTTGAGCTTATCAAGAATAATCCCCAGATGCACGCCTGCATTACAAGACAAGTAGCCGGTACTCTGAAAGATTCTGTATACGCTAACATGAAATGGGCTATCAACGAACTTGGACTGATGGAAGAATTTGAATGCAAGGTGTCACCACTTGAGATCAAGTATATTAAGACTGGACAGACAATATACTTCCGTGGTCTGGACGATGAAACCAAACTGAAATCTATTAAGCCGGAGTTTGGGTATATCGGAATCCTCTGGAAAGAGGAAAAAGATCAAATGAAGGGAGACGCTCAGGAACGTTCTGTTAATCAGTCAGTGCTTCGTGGCGGCGATGAATCCTATGATTTTTCATCGTATAACCCGCCAAAATCAAAATCAAACTGGGTAAACAGGATTAAGCTCATACCTAACCCGAAAAGAGTTATCCATCATTCAAGTTATCTGGAAGCCCCGGCGGAGTGGCTCGGACAGAAGTTTATTGACGATGCAGCGCATCTGAAAGAAATCAATCCAGAAGCCTATGAGCATGAATACCTGGGTGTTCCAAATGGTGACGGTGGAAACGTATTTGAATATCTGGAAATCAGAGATATTACAGATGAAGAGATCAGTCACATGGACAAAATATTTCAGGGGTGTGACTGGGGATTTTTTCCTGATCCGTATGCTTTTATTCGTTTGTATTACAATCATAACACTGAAAAGATATATCTCATTGATGAAATTTGCGAAAATAAATGGAGCAATAGGAAATCAGCAGACGAGATTCTAAAAAGAAAATATGATGATTATACTATTACTTGCGATTCTGCTGAACCTAAATCAATCAATGATTATAGAGATTTTGGACTCCCGGCAAGGGGCGCAATAAAAGGGCCTGGGAGTGTGGAATATTCTATGAAATGGCTTCAAACAAGAACTATTGTTATTGACCCTAAGAGAACGCCTAATGCTTATAAAGAGTTTTCGGAATACGAATACGAAAGAGATAAAGACGGAAACGTTATAAGCGGATATCCTGATGAGAATAACCATTTAATCGATGCCTGTAGATATGCAACAGAGTCGCTATGGAGGAGAAGAGGAAACAATGCATAATGAGTAAAATAGGAATAGAACTACCGAAAGAGTATTCGGATAGATTTGACAAATTGCGTCAGAATCGAGTAGAAGTCAGCTTTTACAAATATGGCACAGCAGCAGACAACTTTGGAATGAAATTAGTAGATGCACTTGAATCACACGATATGTGCATTAAAAAATATAAAGAAACTGGAAACACAGAATATCTTTGCGATGCAGCAAATTATCTCATGTTTGAATTTATGTATCCACAGATTCCGAATGCATTTTTCAAAGCAACAGATAGCGGAGAGAGTGCCGGAGTTGCCGGGACGCCAATAAATCAGCTAAAAGAAAAATGGTGACTAAATGGGACTTATAACAACACTAAAAAGGTGGTTTAACATGATATTCAAAAAACAAGCCGAAGAGGATTTTAATATCCAGGCGGCAGAATTTCCAGAAATGGAATCACTGATTAACCGGTGCGCGAACATTTACAGAGGAGTTCCGGAATGGTTAGACGACAAGAATAATATCAAGACGATTAATTTTGCAAAATCTGTGTGTTCTGAGACTGCCAGACTTGCAACACTGGCGATTGGCATTCAGATAGATGGTTCTGCAAGGGCAACATGGTTACAGGAGCAGATTGACAAGGTATATTTTCAAATCCGGCACTGGGTAGAATATGGCTGTGCTTACGGAACAGTGTTCATTAAGCCAAACGGTGAGAGCCTTGACATATTCACTCCGGCAGATGTGATGATTGTGGATTACGACAATCAGGAGATCAAAGGGATTATATTCAAGGATTCTTATACTGTTGGACGAAAATACTACACAAGGCTCGAATATCATAGATTTGTTGAGACTACAATAGATGGTGTGACAACTTATCCGTATTATGTTTCTAACAGAGCCTATGTATCAAAATCTCCTCAAAGCATCGGAGACAAGATTGACCTTAAACAGACAAAGTGGGCTGACCTAATGGCAGACACTCCGCCGATTATTAAGGCGAACGGTGAGAAGCTGGACGGGCCTCTGTACGGAGTACTGCGGACACCGCAGGCTAACAATGTGGATATTAGCACGCCACTGGGACTTCCGATATTTGCGGAAGCTATAGAAGAATTAAAAGACCTGGACATTGCATACAGCCGAAATGCAAAAGAAATCCTTGATTCTAAGCGGACTGTTCTAGCAGATGACAGATTGTTGATGCCGAGTGGTTCACCTGTCTCCGCTATGACACCACAGGCAATGGAACATAGATGTTCAGAAATGAGCTTGCCGGATTATGTAAAAAATGTATTCGGACAGGATGAAAAAGAGTTTTACAAGGAAATCAATCCAATTCTCAACACAGATACCCGTATAAGCGGCATAAACGCCATTTTAAGCCAGTTAGGGTACAAGATTGGATTCTCCAACGGGTACTTTGTTTTTAATGAAAAAACCGGTATGGTGACGGCTACGCAGGTAGAAGCAGACGACCGACGGACAATCCAGTTGATTAAGGATGTTAGAGATAAGCTAGAATGTTGCTTGAATGACACTATATACGCCCTAAATACATTTGCAGATTTGTATGGCATTGCACCAGATTCTAACTGGATTTACGACGAAAAGAAAAAGAAATATGTCCAGTATATAGTTAATTATGATTTTGGCGATTTTACATACAACAGAGAAGAAGACAGGATGGCGTGGTACAGTTATGTAAATTCCGGGCATGTAGCATTTTGGCGTTATTTGATGAAATTTTATGGATATACCGAAGAGGAAGCAAAAAAAATTTCACAAGAAGCTAAAGAGGAAAACAAAACGAGAGGTTTTTTTGAAGAAGAGTAATGAGATTAGAGCAATGGTTAAAGAAGCCCAGCCAGACGAGCCGAAACTGTTTGGAGATGAGTAATTATGTTAAGCCCAGAATATTTACGCCGGATAACAGAGGGCAGTGAGCAGATTGCGGAAGAACTGCATCAATATATCATCTCTGAGATCGTGTCTCGAATGATGACAAGAATCGGCAGAGGTGAGGATTATATTCTGACTAATGCCGATGCGTGGAGAATCAGAACGCTACAGGAATCTGGTGAGCTGCTAGAGGACATTCTGGCAGAATTATCCAGATACACCAAACGCGAACAGCAGGAACTCCTTGAAGCGTTTGAAGATGCCGGTATCACTGCGATGAACTACGATGATAAGATATACAAAGCGGCAGGATTAAGTCCCGTACCGCTCGAACAGTCTCCAGCTATGATAAGACTCATGGAGCGAAATATGCTTGCTACAATGGGAGAATGGCGGAACTTCACAAGGGCAACTGCAAATGTGGCTCAAAGGCTTTATATTGAGCAATGCGACCTTGCATACAATCATGTGATGACTGGAGCAGTTGGGTATACGCAAGCCATCAAAGAGGCGGTTAATAACGTTGTGAGTGATGGTGTTACGGTCACATATCCATCTGGCAGAAAAGACACGATCGAAACAGCAGTCGCACGTTCTGTCAGAACTGGTGTGGCACAGGCTACTGGAGATATATCCCTCAAGCGCATGGAAGAAATGGACTGGGATTTAGTTCTGGTCAGTGCTCACATGGGAGCCAGAACAGGTGACGGCGGTGAGAACCCGGGAAATCACGCATGGTGGCAAGGAAAGATATACTCTCGTTCTGGCAAGAGCAAGAAATTTCCGCCATTCTCATTGACCGGATACGGAACGGCAAGTGGATTGTCAGGGGTCAACTGTCGGCATAGTTTTGGAGCCAGTGATGGAGAATTTAATCCCTATACAGAACTATCAGCGCAGGACAAAGCCAACAAAGGTAAACAGTACGAAAAAGAACAGCGACAGCGCACTTATGAGCGAAGAATTCGAAAAACAAAGCGTGAAGTCCTTGGAATGCAAGCGGCGGTTGATAACTGCAAAGACGAACAGGCAAAATTCGCATTACAGCAAGACCTTGACCGGAAGTCTTATCTTTTGCAGAAACAAAATGCTGCATACAAGGAATACTGCAAGCAGAATGATCTAAGAGAGCTGCAAGACCGACTTATGATAGCTAAATGGAACCACCAGAATGCTGCAAAAGTTAGAGGAGCGGCAAAGAGATATAAAACAGCAAAGGGGATTGACTGATGGATAGATGGGAATATTTCAACCCTAATCCTGTTAAGGATAAGAGAACAGGAGATTGCGTTGTCCGGGCAATATGCAAGGCAACCGGTTTTGACTGGGAAACGGTATTCGCCGGATTAATGATACAGGCATGTGCTCTGTCAGATATGCCGAGTGCAAATTATGTCTGGGGAGCGTACCTCTATAAACATGGGTACAGACGCAAACTGATTGAGCAATCAGAACAGTATATCTATACAGTCAATGATTTTTGCGCAGACCATCCGACAGGTACATACATTTTATGCATAGATGGCCATGCAGTGACGGTACAGAATGGTAAATATTACGATACATGGGATAGTGGTAATGAGATCCCGGTATACTACTGGGAAAAGGAGTAGCTAAATGAGTATATCAGAATTTGTACAGATTTTCCTTTCTATCTGCGGAGGGGTGTCTATTGTCGGAGGCGCGGCAGCCGTAATCTTTAAGTGGATTACTCCGGCATTTCGACTCAACAAGCGAGTTGAGACACTGGAAGAACATGATAAGCGAGATTACGAGAGTCTTCAGAGGATCGCGGAACGTGATTCATTGATTTTGGAAGTGCTATCAACCATGTTGGATAGTCAGATTAGTGGGAATAATGTAGAAGAATTAAAAAAAACAAAACAGAAGCTTACAAATTATCTTGCGCAGAATCAACGTTAGCATTAGTAAGGGGTATGCTCATGAAATTATATGTGTTCACGAAGAAAGATATAGACAGATTCTTGATAGAGTGTAATTTCACACCGGACGAAGAAAGATTGTTCCGACTGAGATGTAAAGAACATACGCTCGAATACTGCGCTGAGCAGATGAACGTGAGCATATCAACGGCAAAGCGGTTAAGCCGGAGGGTAAACAATAAAATAATTAAAGTGTGCTGATACTTTTTAGACACTAATTAGAGCCAGAAACGACCTGTTTCCGGTTCTTTTTTTATGCAAAAATATAATCAGAAAGGCGGTGTATAAGATGGCATTATATAACAATCCTTATCAATATAGTTTTGGCGTTCCTGGGCAAATGAACCAGTTCCAGCAACAGCCTGTCCAGATTCCAGCTCAACCAGTACAGCAACCACAGCAGAATAATAGCGGTATCCTGTGGGTATCCGGCGAAGTCGGCGCAAAATCCTATCTGGTAGCACCCGGGACAAGTGTTTTGCTGATGGACAGCGAAAGTGAAAAGTTCTACATAAAATCCACAGATGTATCCGGTATGCCACAACCACTGCGGACATTTGAATACCACGAGGTAGGTTCTCAGATGCCGCCTAAGCAGCCTGTTCAGAACATGGACAGTAAATATGTTACTCGACAGGAATACGATGATTTGAAAGGCAAATACGAAGTTATCATAAACCGATTAAATTCATTTTCTGAACCTGTTAGGGCTAATACCGTACAGGAATCAGCGACCAAGGGAGGAAATGCAGATGAGTAATCCATTATTTAACGCACTTGGCGGCGGGATGCCGCAGGGAAACGGACCAATGCAGATGATACAACAGTTTATGCAGTTTAAACAGAATTTTAAGGGAGATCCGAAAGCAGAAGTCGAGAAAATGTTGCAGTCTGGAAAGATTTCTCAACAGCAGCTCAATCAAGTTCAACAGATGGCAGGGCAATTCCAGCACATGTTGAAAGGAATGAAATAGTACATTACAATCTGGCCAGATTGATGTAAATACACAAAAAGGAGATTATATTATGGATGGAAATTATAGCTTAGCAGATATTGCCGCTGCTACTGGAAACGGTAGAAATAATGACGGCATGTTTGGCGGAGATGGTAGCTGGTGGATTATTGTTTTATTCATTTTTGCTTTCTTCGGATGGGGAAACAACGGCTGGGGCAATAATGGAAACGGCGGCGGATATGCAGCCACAGCAGCTACTCAGGCAGATATTCAGAGAGGATTTGATAATTCCGCAGTAATCAGCAAACTTGACGGAATCAATAGCGGCCTGTGCGATGGCTTCTACGCCATGAATAACGGTATGCTTACCGGATTTAACGGAATCAACACCAACATCATGCAGACTGGCTTCGGCATCCAGCAGGCTATTAACGCTGACACTGTAGCAAATATGCAGAATACCAATGCACTCCAGGCACAGCTTGCAAACTGCTGCTGCGAAACCAGAGAAGCAATCCAGGGCATAAACTATAATATGGCACAGAATACCTGTGCATTGCAGAACACCATGAACAGTAACACAAGAGACATTATCGACAGCCAGAACGCCGGAACAAGGGCAATCCTTGATTACCTGTGCAACGAGAAGATTTCTTCCTTACAGGCTGAAAACAATGATCTCAGACGTGCTGCTTCTCAGGACCGCCAGAGCGCACTTCTCACAACTGCAATGGCTTCACAGACACAGCAACTCATTAATGCGATTAATCCAGCACCGATTCCAGCATATCAGGTTCCTAACCCGAACACATATTACGGATGTGGATGCAATGCTGGGTGCAATTGTTAACAACTTCATATCGAGAGTATCTTTCGATTGATTTCGGATGTCGGCTTATGCCGTATTACACAGAGGGGCAGGCTGAGACCTGTCCTTTTGTGATATGAAAGGAGTATTTTTATGGCAGAATTTACAAATGTAGCTGCTCAGACTGTAGCAGCAAATGGAAACGTAGTATTTTCAAACACAGCAGTCAAAGGTTCTAACTGTATTCAACACAGAGAGGGAAGCGGAATCATTACCCTGAGAGGGCTTACTAACCAGTGTAAAGCAAGATTTTTCGTGGATTTTTCTGGCAATATCGCAATTCCAACAGGCGGTACTGTCGGAGCTATTTCTCTGGCTATTGCAATCTCTGGCGAACCTGTATTATCTTCACAGATGATTTCCACACCGGCAGCAGTAGACCAGTACAACAATGTGTCCTCTGGCATCTATATTGATGTACCTCGCGGATGTTGCGTTAATATCGCAGTAGAGAACACAAGCAATCAGGCTATTTCTGTTGCGAACGCAAACATTGTCGTAACCAGAGAAGCGTAGGAGGTGTGATTATGAGAGACATTAAAGACTTATGCGCAAGAATTGAAGACGAACTGTCCAAAATCGCTGATAATGGACTGACCACCGGAAATCTGGAAATGACATACAAGTTGATTGATATGTACAAAGATATCAAGAACACTCAGTACTGGGATAAGAAAGTAGAGTACTACAACACTGTCCTTGATGAGATGCGTGGTGGCTACAATGACGATTACAGCGAACGTGGAAGAAAACGTGATAGTATGGGGAGATACAGCGCAAATGATGGCAGAATGATGCCGGATTACGACAGGGGCAATTCTTATGCCAGACGGGGTGAGCATTATGTCAGAGGGCATTACAGCCGTTCTGATGGACGAGATGCTTATGACGATTACATGACGCAGAAACAGAGCTATCGTTCCGGCAAGTCTGAGGACTGCAAGAGGAAGATGCTTGCCGCTCTGGAAGAACATCTGGACGAACTCACAACAGAAATGAGCGATATGTCTAAGGACGCAGAGTGCCGGGAGGAACGCGATCTTGTCAAGAGATACGTAGAAAAACTCCGGGATATGCTTTAAAAACACAAAAAGTGGTAGAGAGGTAGTTAAAAGAAATCTGTTATAATGTAATTGTGCAGCAGGAAGCACAAGTAAAACGGTTGTTTTGACATTTTCGTTTTAATCCTCCTTTCTTTAATTTAGTAGCTGGTGCGCACGCTTTAATGGAAAGTTAAACAGGTCCGAATCCTGTCGTGCGTATTTGCCGTCTGGCACGCAAGATGGCTCACCTCCTTGATTAAGGTTTTTGTTATTTATACTTTTCTTTTAAAAGAAATAAATATCCGAAACAACTCGTGGTAGGCATAACACGTTAAATACCTTGCTAACCCGGGAATCCGGGTTAATGGAATGTAGCTCAGTAGGAAGAGCGGAGATGCTGAATTCTTGACGTCAGAGGTTCAAGTCCTCTCATTCCATTACCCTGCCAGTGGTCTAACTGGCTTAATCCATTTACCTGCGGCGGCAGGTCAATAAACACGACCAGGAGGATATATATGCAGAAACTTATTGACACATTAAAATCGTATGGAATTGAAATCCCGGAAGATAAACAGGCAGATGTGAAGAAAGCACTCTCTGAGCATTATAAGAATGCTAAAGAAGTAGCGAAAACTCTGTCGAAAGTCGAGGGTGAACGTGATGACTGGAAAGAACGTGCCGAGACAGCAGAAGAAACCTTAAAAGGCTTTGACGGTATCGACCCGGCGAACATTCAGACAGAGCTTGCTGAATGGAAGAAGAAAGCTGAGGATGCAGAGAAGGAATTCAATGCAAAGATCTATGACCGCGATTTTTCAGACGCACTTAAAACAGCACTTGATAATGTTAAATTTTCCAGTGAGGCTGCAAAAAGGTCAGTCATGGCAGACATTAAAGAAGCCGGATTAAAGCTGAAAGATGGCAAGATACTTGGGCTGAATGATTTGATTGAGCAGATGAAACAGTCTGACGCATCCGCTTTTGTGGATGAATCTCAGCAACAGGCTCAGCAGAATCAGGCAAGATTCACCACTCACGTTGGACAGCAGCAGACACCGGGAAGCATGACAAAGAAAGATATCGAAGCAATCAAAGACCCGTCCGAGAGACAGGCTGCAATTGCTCAGAATATCCAGTTATTCCAGTGATTTTTTTACACCGACTATACATCAGAGTATAGCCACTAACCCAATACCTTAACAATTATGGGTAGAAAGGATTTTTTATATGGCAGTAAAAGCTAATCTTATTATGAGTAATGATATTCAGGTCACAGCACGTGAGATTGACTTTGTAACCAGATTCGAAAGAAACTGGGAACACTTACGTGAAATCCTTGGTATCATGCGTCCAATCAAAAAGACACCCGGAGCGGTTCTTAAATCAAAATATGCAGAGGGTACATTACAGAACGGAAATGTTGGTGAGGGTGAGGAAATCCCTTACAGCAAATTCGTTGTAAAAGAAAAGCCCTATGCAGAAATGACTATCGAGAAATACGCAAAGGCTGTATCTATTGAAGCAATCAAGGATCACGGTTACGAGAACGCTGTTCAGATGACCGATGATGAATTCCTTTTCCAGCTTCAAACTGACGTTACCGGCAGATTCTATGATTATCTGAAAACCGGTACACTTACTTCCACAGAAACAACATTCCAGATGGCTCTGGCAATGGCTAAAGGCCGTGTAGAAAATAAATTTAAACAGATGCACAGAAATGTGACTGGCGTTGTTGGATTTGTGAACATTCTGGACGTATACGAATACCTCGGAGCAGCTGAAATCACTATTCAGAACCAGTTCGGCTTCCAGTACATGAAAGACTTTATGGGATTCAATACCATTTTCCTGTTATCTGACAGTGAAATCCCGAGAGGACAGGTTATTGCTACCCCTGTTGAAAACATCGTGCTTTACTATGTTGACCCGAACGAATCTGATTTCGCAAGAGCAGGTCTTGTATACACCGTATCTGGCGAAACAAACCTGATCGGATTCCACACTCAGGGTAACTACCACACAGCAGTGTCCGAAGCGTTCGCAGTTATGGGACTTACTCTTTTTGCGGAGTACATTGATGCAATTGCAGTAATTACCATTGACGAAACACCGACCCTCGGTACTCTGACAGTAACATCTGCGGCTGGAACAGCAACCGGAAATACAAAAATTACCGTAAATCCAGCTAAAGAAAATGCCAACAATGTGTATAAATACAAAGTTGCGGCAGAAGTATCAACTGTTGGATATGGACAGAATCTCAGAAACTGGACTACATGGGACGGAAAAGCTGACATTAAGGCTACAACCGGACAGAAGATCACAGTGGTTGAGTGTGATGGAACATACAAAGCACTGAATGCCGGAAACACAAGCGTAACAGCGAAATCATAAACGTAGGAGGTGACTGGCATGGCTTATGCAGATTATAAATTCTATACAGAATCACTCGGCAATGTCGTGCCAGAAGCCGACTTTCCACGACTGGCAGAAAGAGCCAGTGATTTTGTAGATACAATGACGTTTGACAGGTTGGTGGACGGACTGCCGACAGATAAACGCTCTCAGAAGCGTATCAAAAAGGCGGTCTGTTCATTGGCTGAATTAATGTATCAGATTGAGCTTGCTGAAAAGAATGCTGCCAATGCCGCCGCTAGTGGAGCATCAACCACAATCGGGCCCGGTGGTAGCACGACAGGCGTTGTAACTTCTGTGTCATCCGGCAGTGAATCCATCTCTTACGCCACGCCACAGCAAAAAGCATCAGGTGCAAAGGAATGGAGTGCAGTGTATGCCGCTGCCGGAGATGTACAGAAAACGAATGACTTACTCTTAAAGACAGCTTTACCGCTTCTGATGGGAGTAAGGACGGATGAAGGGATACCGATTTTATATGCAGGATTTCAAGGTTGATATCTTAGGCTCTGAATGGAGCGTGAAGTTCGGGAACAAGAAACAATATCCGAGTCTGACAAATGCAGATGGCTATACTGATTTATCAACACGGGAAATTGTGGTTGATGACATGGAGACATCGCAGGGACAGATTGGAGTAAAAGCAGACCTTAAAAGTTATCAGAAGCAGGTTATTAGGCACGAAATCATCCACGCATTTCTGATGGAATCTGGACTTGATTCTAATTCAAATAGTGCTGACAGCTGGGCTACAAACGAAGAAATGGTTGACTGGTTTGCTATTCAGTCACCAAAAATTTTTAAAGTATTCAATGAACTTAAATTGATGTGAGGTGATAATAATGGACATTACAACATTAGGCTCATGTATAGCAATCGTTATGATTTGCTACATCGTAGGAATGGGCTGTAAGGCATCAAAAAGAATCTCTGATGAATGGATTCCGGTGATCATGGCGGTTACTGGCGGGATTCTCGGAGCAGTCGGAATGGGAATTATCCCGGATTTCCCGGCAACGGATTATATCACGGCGGTTGCAGTCGGTATGTTTAATGGATTGTCGGCCACTGGTGTAAATCAGGTTATTAAGCAGACAGTGCAGAAAGAATAATTAAGGAGAGGGTATCATGTACGAAAAAACTTTGACGATTTTCAATTATTATGAGAGTCCGACAACAGGAGATGCGTACTGGTATCCTCATGTTTTATCCGGCGTTGACCTTATTACGGATAAGGGGGCAATCATTAAGAAGTACGGGCCAGACGCAACAGACAACGCACAGTTACACGTGCGTTATACTGTCCAGAACGGCAATATAACCATTACTGATAAAGACGGTAAGATTCTCCCATATGTACCGCCTAAAGAGTGGAAAAGACAGATTAACAACGCCCTGGAGGATACTATCACATTCTCAGATGAATCGTTCTTCTGGGAGGGTGAGTGGACTGGTGGAACAGTCACTGAAAGTGATTACCGAAATGGATTCTATCAGTACATGAACGAGAACAAGGATAACGTGTTCAAGATTACCAGTGTAGGCGGCCCGTATACACTGATTCCACATTTTGAGATTTTGGGTAAGTAATATGAGTAAGATTCATCATTTCAAAGGATTCTCTGTAGTCGATGGAGATATGAAAATCAAGCTGAATATGGACAGGTTCTCCAGACAGTATCAAGAAGCTCAGTATCTTCTTGATGGAATGGTCATGGACAGCATGGTTCCATTTATGCCGATGATTTCAGGAGACTTTATCAATAAGACAAGGGCAAGAAGTTCCTCTATGCAAGGCACAGGCTTTGTTTGTGCGGCGGCAGAACCTTATGGCAGATTCCTTTATATGGGAAAAACGATGGTGGACGAGCTGACCGGAAGTCCTTACGCTCGGCAGTATGCGAAGAAAGTCCTTGTTAGCCAGTTCTCTGGTCAGACAGCCGCAAAGGAAAATCTTGAATACACCAGACAGGCTCACCCACGGGCACAGGCAAAATGGTTTGATGCCGCTAAACGGCAATACGGTGACACATGGATTCGCAAAGTAAAAGCACAAGCAGGAGGTGGACGACATGGCAGATAAGCCAATTGGCAAAGATGCAACCGGATATGAGATTTTGACAGATGCCATGAAAGCACTTCTGAATCAGTATCCAGGGCTATACGAAAATGAAACAATCAAATTTGAAGAACTCGGCAAAGATTCCGGAATCGCTTTCTCGGCAGACAACGGAGCTTTGATCTATTCAGAAAAGGAAGATGTATGTGGAGTAATGCATCAGGTATGCCAGTACCCGTTTTATGTGGTTTACCGCACAGCATCCGATAAGGAACGGCAGAAGTTATCTGTTCAGAAGTTTCTGGACAGTCTCGGTAAATGGATATGCCGGGAACCAGTTATTATAAATGGCTCTGAGACACGTTTAAATGCGTTTCCAGAGCTTTCACAGGGGCGAGTAATAAAACGTATCACCCGTGATAATTCCTATGGTTTAGAGCCACAGGAGAACGGTGTACAGGATTGGTTATTACCATTATCGGTACGCTACGAAAACACTTATGAAGTAATATAACGTAACAACTGGCTATCAATTAGAGATAGTCGCTAACCTACACAGCCTTTTAAAAGTTATAGGCAGAAAGGACATTTCTATGGCAGTTACAGGAAAAATTGACCGTAAATATATGGCTCATTATGTTGATGCAGGTTCCCTCTGCGGAGGGCTGACACCAAAATATGAGCGTCTTGGAAAGGACCTGGAAGAGTACAATGTAGAACTCAATCCAGATACTGAAACATCTAAAAACATTCTTGGAGAATCCACATTCAAGCATAACGGCTATGAAGTTTCTTCTGACGCTGATCCGTTCTATGCAGACACTACTTCCGATCTGTTCACAGCATTGCAGAAGATCGTAGATGGACGTCTCAAAGACGACAGCCTCAAGACAAAAGCAGTTGAAGTCCATCTCTGGACAGAAGCCACAGCAGGCAAGTATGAAGCATACCAGCAGGACTGCTACGTTGTACCGACTTCCTACGGCGGCGACACATCTGGCTATCAGATTCCGTTCACAGTTAATTACGTTGGAGAGCGCGTCAAAGGTAAATTTGACATTACTTCCGGCTCATTCACAGCTGACAGCGAATAATTTTTAGGAGGGTGTAGAAAATGGCAAAAACAATTAATACAAACATTGATGATGGATTTCTTCTTTTTACATTCACAAACAAACAGGGAGAAGTATTTTCTTCATTTAAGCTGAATCCTACCGACATTAACGTTGCGGCAAGAGCGGAAGAATTGGAAACTTTCTTTGAACAGGCTCAGGAATCTGTTAAAAATGTTTCTTCTAGCAAAGAAATGGCGGAGATTAATAAGCAGATTGAGGACAAAATCAATTATATGCTCGGATACGAAGCATCTAAGGATTTGTTCAAAGAACCAATTACCGCAACAACTGTGTTTGGAAATGGTCAGGTGTTTGCCTATATTGTACTTGATAAGATTTCAGAAGCAATTGCACCGGAAATTGAAAAAAGAAATAAAAAAATGCAGGCTACTGTTAATAAGTATACGGAGAAATACACAAAATGACCGCCTATGAGTTACCCACCTCACTAAATATCAGTGGGGTGGATTTTTCTATCAGAACAGATTTTCGAGCGATACTCGACATTCTCATTTCCCAGAACGACCCGGAATTAAATGATTATGGGAAAAAGCAAGTTATACTCAAAATTCTGTATGAAGACTGGCAGAATATCCCTCCAGAATGCCTGGAAGAGGCTTGCGTGAAAGCCTGTGAGTTTATTGATTGCGGACAAGCAGAAGAGGACTCAGGCAAGCCCAAACCTCGATTGATGGACTGGGAACAGGACGGAGATATGATCGTACCGGCTGTAAATAAAGTTGCCGGGAAAGAAATCAGAGCCATTCCGTATATGCACTGGTGGACGTTCTTCGGATACTTCATGGAATCCGGTGAATGCCTGTTCAATACGGTCGTTGGAATCCGTTCAAAAAAAGCAAAGGGCGAAAAGCTTGATAAATGGGAAAAGAAATTCTATCAAGAAAACAAAAACATTGTTGATATAAAAACACGTCTCAGCGACGAGGAGCAAGCTTATAAAGATAAGCTGAATGAGATGTTGAACCTCAAATAGTTAGGAGGTGGACACATGGCTGCTGATGGCTCAGTCATTATTGATACCAGAATGGACACATCTGGTGTGCAGAACGGCGTATCAGCTATAAAACAGTCATTTAACGGCCTTGGAAGTGCTGTAAAAAAAATCGGTCTGCTGATTGGTGGGGCGTTTGCTGTCGGTAAATTGGCACAGTTTGGAAAAGAGTGCGTGGAACTTGGCTCTGACCTCGCAGAAGTGCAGAACGTGGTCGATGTTACATTTACCACCATGTCGGATAAGGTGAACGAATTCGCAAAGAATGCCATGACCTCAGCCGGACTGTCAGAAACCATGGCAAAAAGGTATGTCGGTACGTTCGGAGCAATGTCTAAGTCGTTCGGATTCTCAGAAGCACAGGCTTACGACATGTCAACAGCTCTGACACAGCTGACTGGCGATGTAGCATCATTCTATAACATCAGTCAGGACTTGGCTTATATTAAGCTGAAATCAGTCTTTACAGGTGAAACAGAAACGCTCAAGGACCTCGGCGTGGTAATGACCCAGTCGGCACTTGACCAGTACGCACTGGCTAATGGCTATGGCAAGACTACATCTGCCATGACCGAGCAGGAGAAAGTAGCTCTGCGCCTGGCTTTTGTACAGAAACAGTTGTCTGCCGCATCTGGTGATTTCATCCGAACATCTGACAGTTGGGCGAACCAGGTGCGAGTGATGCAGTTACAGCTGCAATCTCTCAAGGCAACAGTCGGACAGGGATTAATCAACCTCTTTACTCCTGTTCTGAAAGTTATCAATATCTTACTCGGTAAGTTAGCAACTCTGGCAAATGCCTTCAAGTCATTTACGGAATTGATTACCGGAAAGAAGTCTTCTGGACAAACAGGTGCAAGTGGTGCAGGTCTTGCCGGGACAGATGCAATAGCTGATACGGCAGATCAATATGGAAATGCTGCCGACAATGCCGAAAAGCTGGCAGATGCAACAAATGATACAGCGGACGCAACTAAGAAAGCTACTAAGGCGGCAAAAGGATACCTTAGTCCGCTTGACGAAATAAATAATTATTCAACGGATAAAAGCGCAGATTCATCGTCAAAAGTACCGGGTGCAACCGGCGGACTTGCAGATCAGATGAAAGATGCTGTACAAAATGTTGATTACGGAAAGTTGGCAGAGGGCGAGACAGTTCTTGATAAAATGTCAAAACCGCTAAAAAAGATAATCGACAGATTTAAACAGCTGGCTAAGTTAATCGCAAAAGGATTCTGGGATGGATTAGGAGATTACGAGCCGATTTTTGACGGAATAAAAAAGGATCTTGATTCCATATGGAAATCTTTAAAGGATATCTTCACTGATCCAGAAGTTGTTAAGGCGGCAAATAAGTTCTTAGATTCATTTGCATATGCAATTGGACAAGTTGCCGGCTCATTTGCCAGAATCGGATTGACAATTGCGCAAAACATTATAGGCGGAATTGAAAAATTTTTAAAGCAGAACGTGCAAAGAATAAAGAACTATCTGATAGATATGTTCAACATCGGTGCTGAAATTTCACAAATCGCAGGAAACCTTGCAGTTGCTTTCGCAGATGTTTTCTCAGTTTTTGGTGGAGAAACTGCGCAGCAGATTACAGCAAATTTAATAGGAATCTTTGCTGAAATCGGAATGGTTCTTACAGAAACGGCTGCAAAACTTGGCAGAGATATCCTTAACATGATTGCACAGCCTTTTATCGACAACAAGGACATTTTAAAGTCAGCAATTGAGGGTAGCCTCGGAGTAATAGAAACCGTAACAAGTGGGGTCTTAACAGTTGTTCAAAACCTTAGTGACGCAGTATCAAGATTATACGATGAGCATGTAAAACCGTTCTTTGATTCTATAGCAGATGGACTATCAAGCATATTTGAAACTCTGATAACTGGATATAACACATACATTCTTCCAGTGCTACAAGGACTGGCGGAACAAATCAAAGGGCTGTTAGAGGGACCATTAGGGGACGCGATTTTAAAGATAGAAACATTCCTCGGAAAACTCATTGATTCTCTGAAACTTCTGTGGGAGTCGGTGTTAGTGCCTTTAATTAACTGGATAATCGCGAATTTACTTCCAGTTGTGGCAGAAATAATTGACGTTGTAGGCACTGTGGCAATCAAAGTCATAAAATCATTAATTAAAATTATTGGTGATGTAGCAGACACTCTGAGCGGAATCATTGATTTCCTTGTAGGCGTTTTTACGGGAGATTGGGAACTGGCTTGGCAGGGAATAAAAGAGATTGCGGATGGAGCATGGAACTTTATCAAAGATGTTGTGTCAGGTGCGTGGGAGATAATTAAAACCGTAACAAAAGGTGCACTGAACATAATAAAGACCGTCATTAGCACTGCCTGGAACGCAATCAAGACAGCGACTTCAACCGTCTGGAATGCCATTAAAAAGACCCTTTCTGGTTTATGGAGTGCTCTCAAAACCACAGCAAAGACAGTGTTTGACGCAATCAAAACTAAGGTTACGGGCGTATGGGACAAAATAAAAGACAAGACATCCCGAACATGGGAAAGTGTTACTACTTTTGTATCTACTAAGGTTGAAGCAATAAAAAACGCCATTACCGATAAGTTTAATGCTGCCAGGGATGCGGTCAAATCAGCATTTGAAGGTATCGTGGATTTTATCAAAAGGCCAATTAATCAGGCAATTAATATCGTCAATAATGCAATCGGAGTAATCAACAACGCAATTGGTGGAATCGAATCAGCGTTTTCTTTTGGCCCATGGAATGTACCTACACCATTCGGAACAAAGAGAATCGGGTTCCATGCAACGTTCCCGCGTGTCGGAACTATTCCGTATCTGGCTAGCGGTGCAGTCATTCCACCGCGAAGTGAATTTCTTGCAGTATTAGGAGACCAGAAGAAAGGGAATAACCTGGAAGCACCGGAAAGCCTGTTACGTCAGATCGTCCGGGAAGAGTCAGGGAAAGGGCAGGGAAATGGAAACACTTACAATGTTACAGTCAATGCATCTGGCAGAAAACTATTAGACATTATCATTGATGAAGCGGAACTTAGGAGACGCAGAAACGGCGGTCAGAATCCATTCTTGTTAGGAGGTGTGTAAATGGCACAGGAGCAGTTTAAGATTGATGGGGTCATTATAAAGGCCCCTGACACATACAAGCCGGTGTTCGCAACTACATCAACAGAAAGTTCTAAAAGAAGCCAGGATTTAGTTATGCATAACACACCAATGGGAACCATTGCTGGGTATGACATGGAATGGGGTGAACTTAAATGGGGAGAGATTGCAACGATTCTCAACTCTATGATCAACAAAAGTCAGTTCACATTTCATCACAAAGATCCTCGAACCCCCGGCAAATGGATTGACAAGACGTTCTATGCATCTAATTTCAACATGGCAGCGCAAACACTCAAGGATAATGAGGAACGATGGACAGGATTAACTATTAATGTAAGGAGCATTCGACCGGTATGATTAATGCTACAAATCAGTTAAAGACGGAATCTCTCTTAAATAGTAACTATTATGTTACGGCGAATGCGGTGCTGCGTGATGGGACAATTTTAAGCCTGGGAAAAGAAGATTTCTACCTTGACGGAAACGGCATTGTAGATTCTTCTGATTCCGGGGATTTCCCGATAGGTGTAGCTATTGAAAAAACAGCAACATTGGCACTGGTCAATGATGATGATAGGTTCTCTGACTACAACTTTGCCGGAGCACAGTTCACCCTATTTTTAAATTTGCAACTGTCTGATAGATTGGAAACCATTCGCCGCGGCACATTCATTGTATCAAAAAAACCTGCCACGTCCGATGAGATTAATCTCACTTTGCTGGACTATATGAGCAAGGCAGAGACAGGCTACAATACAAACCTTGTTTTCCCATGCTCTGTCAGAGAGGTTTTAGAAGATGCCTGTCAGCAGACCGGGATTGTGTTAGGTGACGCAGTATTTAAAAATGCAGACTATCAGGTGCAGAAGAAGCCCGAGAACACCACTTTTAGAGCAGTAATTGGTATGGTTGCAGCTTTGGCAGGTGGTAACGCTCGCATTGACGAGAACGATAATTTGCGAATTATCACTTTTGACGATGGTGCAGACACTATTACATTAGAAACAATTCCATGGTACGACATTAATGGAAACACTATTCTTGACATTGATAGCAACGAGATTGAGACAATTCTCGAGCGAAAAGGATTTAAGCCAAATTTTATCAATAACCTTACCTATGATGTTGACGATGTAGTTGTTACTGGGGTCAAGTATACAGATAATGAGACGGAATACAAGTACGGTACAGACGGATATGTCATCACGATTGACAACAAGCTTCTGAGTGGCAATGAACAGACGGGTGTTGACCTGATTGGAAAAGAACTGGTCGGCATGAGATTAAGACCATTTTCTTGTGACAGCATAGCAATCGGATACGCCACATTTGGAGATAGAATTACATTTTCCGACATTAAAGGCAATATTTACTATTCATATCTGACAGATGTAGACTTTGCTTTTTCTGGCAGCACAAGTTTTGCATGTAATGCAAAAAGCATGGAAGATATTGATGCAGATTATCCCGACAGCATGCAGGTAGAAGTTGACAACCTTAAGAAAGATTCTGAGAAAAAGATTACTGCCTATGATGCAAAATTAAAGCAGATGAACGAACTGGCGGCTAACACCCTTGGATTCTACTATACAGAAGAAATTCAGGCAGACGGCTCGACGGTATCATATCGTCACGACAAGCCTACGCTTGCTGATTCTAAAGTAATCTACAAGACGGGTGTTGATGGATTCTTCTTGTCAGTAGACGGAGGCCGGACTTGGAAAGCCGGATTTGACAGCAACGGTGATGCAGTGCTGAACATTCTGTATGCTATCGGCATTCAGTCTGACTGGATTAACACTAGGGGATTCACGGCAAAAGACAATGACGGAAACATTACGTTCCGCATTGATGCAGAGACAGGGGCCGTCAATCTTAATGCTACAGAACTCACAATTAAAGGAAAAACACCTGAAAATGTCGCAAATGCCGAGGTTGAGAAATTTATTACAGAAGTGTATTCTCCACAGATTAAGGTTCTTCAGGAGCAGATTGACGGGCAGATAGAAGCATTCTTTGGAGACTATGTTCCTGATGGTAACAATGAACCGGCATCCACTTGGGCAGATGATACAACTAAAGAGAAGCACTTAGGTGACCTGTTTTATATTGTAAACAGCGAAGAATATGGCGGACAGGCTTACAGATATGCAAAGATTAATGGCGAATACAAGTGGGATTATGTAAAAGACACTGCGGTGGTCAAAGCTCTGGCTGATGCGGCACAGGCGCAAAACACGGCAAATGCAAAGAAGAGAATTTTCGGAGCAGAGCCGGTGCCACCTTACGATATTGACGATTTATGGGTTCAGGGAAAGACAGGGGACATTCTTAAGTGTCAAAAGGCAAAGGCAGAGGGTGCAAGCTATGACGCCGATGACTGGGTGAGAGCATCTAAGTATACAGATGATTCAGCAGTTACAACTTTTATCAAGGGCGTTTTTGCCGATACGATTGAAAGCCTCCAAGAGCAACTTGATGGTAAGATTCAGACCTGGAGCCAGGATACAGACCCGGCACTTGAATGGACAGAAACAGAAGAGATTCCGTGGACAGATGTTGATGGCAATTCCATTCTGGACGTAGGCGGAAATGAGATTTTAATTGTTTGGGAAAAAGGCAAATACGTCCACAAAGGAGACCTTTGGCAGAATACTGCAAATAACACGCGCTGGCGTTGGGACGGAAATAAATGGGTAGAACAGGAAGTACCAGACTATCTGTTTGATAAGATTGATGGGAAAGCGGCAGTTTATTTTGAACAACCTAAACCACCATATAATGAGGGAGATTTCTGGGTCACATCAAAAGCAGATGGCAAAGCTTCTATCAAAACAGCGGTTAGAAGCCGGTCGGATGGTGCATTTACCGATACTGACTGGATTGATTTCAAATATGTGGACAAAACCGATATTGATAATGCAGTCAAAGAGTATGACACAAGTCTTGGACAGGATGAAGTATTTAATAAGCTTACTAATGGCGGTGAAGAGCAAGGCATATATATCAAGGACAAGAAGCTGTATATTAATGCAAATTATATCCTTGCAGGCGTTTTAGCAGGCAAATTTATTAACGCAAAAGGGATTAAGGTTATTGACAGCGATAACCAAATCACGCTCCATATTGATGACAATGGAAAGGTACACATTGCCGCGACAGAGTTTTCGTTAAAAGGAAAAGCTGTATCCGAAATAGCAAAAGATACAGCGTCTAATACCGCGACTGAAATCGCGACAAAATATGCAACGTTGAGTGTGCTGTTATCAAATGAATTCCAGGGAATCCCAACAGATTCATCTGGCAAATATACTACATTTCCGACATGCAAAACTACGGTAACTGTACTGTATGGTGCTGAGAATGTGACCGCACGGTCAAACATTTCATTTTCAGCAGAAAAAGGAATAAGTGGTTCAGCATCAGGGGCAACGTACACGGTCTCTGGACTGTCCGTGGACAGTGGCACAATCACAGCAACTGCAACTTACAATGGGATGACCGCAAAGAAAGAATTTGTAGTTGTGAAGCAAAAGCAAGGTGATACCGGAAATGGAATCTCGAAGATTGTACAGCATTATCTCGCTACGTCCAGTTCGTCTGGCGTATCAACAAGCAGTTCTGGATGGACAGAAGCTGTGCAGACTCCAACACCGGACAAGCGGTACTTATGGAACTATGAGGAGACTTTCTTTACAAACGGGTCTAAGACAACAACACTTCCTCACGTGATTGGCGTATATGGAGAAAAAGGTAAAGATGGACAGGACGGAAAAGATGCCAGTGACATGACTCAGTTGGACATTTTCAATAAATTGACTAACAATGGAGCAACGCAAGGAATATATCTGTATGATAACAGGATATATCTGAATGCTTCGTACATTGACACTGGCGAGCTAGCGGGATGGAAAATTGATTCAACGAATAAAGTAATTGAGTCATCTGGTGTTAATTATGGTGGTTCTGTCAAATTAGATGGTAAAACTGGATATATTTATGCGGAAGATCGTACATCGTATTTCGTTCCGACATTGGGGACTATATATGGCACATCAATTAAAGGCGCGTCTATCGAAACGGGCGTGGTGTATTCCGCCAGTACAATAGCAAATAACATTACTGTAAATAAAATATCCGCTTCCGCTATTGAGACTACTCAAACAATTACAGCGAGTGGAATTATCAAGTCAAAGTCGAATGTAGAAGCCAGTGGACACTTCTATAGTAGAAATACAGGGACGGACCTTGCAGATCTTAGTGTTCGCGGAACAAAAAAAAGAATCCTTTCAACAAAAAACTACGGCACACAAGCATTTTATTGCTACGAAATGGCCTCTCCTATATTCGGAGATATTGGAGAAGCATCCATATCGGAAGATGGCACATGTCTGATAGACATAGACGACATTTTTCAAGAATCTACCAATGTAGGGATTGAATACTATGTTTTCTTGCAAAAGGAAGGAGATGGCGATTGTTGGGTAGATAAAAAGGAACAGACATATTTCATTGTGAAAGGCACTCCGGGACTTAAATTCGCATTCGAAATTAAAGCGCGGCAAGCTGACTATGAGCACATACGGTTTGCCGATGCGAGTGAGACGGCTTATGACAGGGCAATAGACACAGACATGCCAGAACCAGACTACAGCGAAAGCCTTGAAGTATCAGAACCAGATTATGAAAAGGAACTTTTTAATGACAGGGAAAACATTATTGACGAAATGGGGAAAATATCATGAAAAAAATTCTTACAAGTTTTATGAATCTTAGTACAGGAGAGGGAAGCCGTATCGCTTACACCTATTCTGAGGTAAACGAGGAAACAGGAGAAGTTGTCAGCCAGAATAACAAAGGCAATTTCCTTGTGATGAATGACAATGTACAGGCTCACCTTGATGCAGTCAAGAAATATATCCGGGACAAATATTTAGTATAAGGAGGAAGTAGCTATGCCAAAGTGGACAGATTATACTACAAAAACTACAGTAGCTGATAATGATGAGGTCATGGCGCTTGATACGGCAGGAAAGGCAAATAAACGCCTTTCGCTGTCTACTCTTTCAGACTGGGTACTTGGAAAAATTGCTGACAAAGTATTCGAGAAGCTTCAAACGAACGACAAAACAATTCTGGGAGCGATTAATGAATTAAATAGTAACTCTCTTCCAATATTTAAAGAATTTACAATTACGCTTAATAGCAATATTTCAAATTTTGCAGATGGAAATGGATGTAATAATGGTGCGAATATGTGCGTTTATAGTAACTTATTGCATATTATTAGCCTTAATTTAAATATATTGAACTCAACATCGGATTATATTTTTACAATTAATAAAAAAGAACATTTTCCAAAAAATAACACAAGGTTAATATTTACATCTGAATCTGGAGCGGTTAATGCTATGCCATTTATACAGTCGTCAGATGGAAAAGTAAGATGTGATGGTACTATTCCATCTGGTAAAGCTAAAATTACGGTTATATATATGACAAATCAATAAATTAAATTTTGCCTCTCTTCCCATTTAATTCATTAAAAAAAATGGAAAACTTTCGTAAAGTCTCTACCTATTTATAAGGAACAGTGCAAAGGTTAACCAAGAGTCGGTTAGATACAATCATCACAAATATGTTATTTAGCATTATCCGGCAGGCAATCACCTGTCGGATTTTTAAATTGGTACAGAGATGCCTTAACGCTAAATGCTATAATCAGAATTAGGTAAGAATCTTTGCGAAAGGAGCAGGTAACATGACAACTGAACAAAAGAACGTCCTGAGAAAGATTATTTATGCAGTCGAGACCGGCGGACAGGTTTACGGACAGCAGGATTATTCGGACTTCACGGAAGCCTACACCAATTCTTCTAAAGAACACGCAATCACAATCGGGGCAGGACAGTGGTACGCAACCGAAGCACAAACACTTTTGAAACGGATTCATGATGCAGATACGGCACAATGGGACAGACTGGACAGTATCGGATTATGGGAGCAGGTGCAGGAGGTAGACTGGTCTTGCTTTAACATTTCCAGAAGCAGCCAGTTCGCCAATTTAATCGTTCAGCTTATATCATCCAAAATCGGCGTTAAATGTCAAGATAGTCTTATGGATGAACAATTAGCCACATATGCAGATGAAGCCCTTAAACAGGGCGTTACGGATGCTAGAGCGCAAGCTATGTGCGTGAACTTTAGGCACCAAGGTGGACTAGGGGCAGTAACCCGGATTCTAGCAAAGACTCAGAAACCATATACATTGGACAATCTCTATGCAGCTTGCCAGACGGACACAGGGAACCAAGTGGGAGCATATAAGGACAGGCAGAAATTTGTTTACGATGCGCTGAAAACATATTTTCCAGAAAGTGAGGAAACAGGCATGAACGCAATTGATAAATTAATCCAGATCGCAAAGAATGAAGTTGGATATCTTGAAAAGGCAAGCAATAGCCAGCTTGACAGCAAGACAGCAAATGCCGGAGAAAATAATTATACAAAATACTGGCGAGATATTAAGCCGGATTATCAGGGACAGCCGTGGTGCGCAGCGTTTGTTTCGTGGTGCATGATGAAAGCATTTGGTTTAGATACAGCAAAGAAGCTCTTAAAACATTGGCCATACGTTTATTGCCCTACAATAGCAGATTTGTTTACTTTGAATGCAAATCCAAAGATTGGTGATATTGTAATTTTCAAACGTAATGGAGAATTTGCACACACTGGAATCGTAATTAAGGTGTCAGGAGATCGGTTCTGGACAGTTGAAGGAAACACTTCTGGCGGTTCTACAATTATCGCAAATGGTGGTGGAGTATGCCAGAAAAGCTACTACAACAGCAACCTCCCGGGAACAAAATTCTGCACTCCAAACTACAGTTTAGTCAAAGATACAACGCCAGTTTCAGACTCGGATACAGTCAAAAAACAGAACACAAGAGCCTACATTGCGCAGATTAAAAAAGACACAAAATGTTATACAAAATCAAACAAAAATAGCCCATCTAAACTGTTTCCGAAGTTGAAAAAAGGTGCAGTTGTAGAGGTTATGAAGTACACAGAAACAGACAGTGCCGGGCTGAAATGGTACTTCGTCAGAATCCCGTACCCGAATGATGATGGGTTCGTATTTGAGTTTGTCCCGAAGGGCGTATTTACCAGAATTTCAGAAATTCATAAATAAAAACTCCCGGGGATAACGCCCCGGGAATCATGCTTCTTATAACATATTGTATCATTTCGTTTTGTAAATCCTATTAGTTCGTTGGACACACGTTAGTCACAAACAAAAAAATCATTTTCTAATTAAATATCCTCTAAAGTACTGTATTTAAAGGACTTTCTGACATTTGCATAGTTCTAATTAATATCCTGATTGAATACAATTAGAATAATGAAAATGAAATGAGTGAATTCCTTGTAAAATCGCTGAGAATGTTGATTTTACAAGGGTTTCACGCGTTTTTATGTTCTGAATTGTGATGAATAAAATTGATAAAATAAGATTCCGTTAGTCACAGTTAGTCACAAATGGGACTTTTATCTTTTCAATCTCTGTTCGGAGCTCTTCTAGTGTCCTGTGTCCATATACCGCGTTTGTAACATCTCCACCAAAAGAGTGACCCAGCATTCGCTTCCGGTCGTTCTCCCGGACGCCGTATTTTTCACATAACATGGAAAAAGTATGCCGGCAGTCGTGTGGCGTGTGTTTCGGATCGCCAACAATCCCAAAACGTTCGAGTGTAGGATAGAACAGGGCATTACGGTGGTGCTGCTGAGTATATACACAGAGCTTCCCACCTTGAGTAAGAACCTTTTGCTTAGCAAATTCGTATACCGCCGAATGAATTGGTACTACGCGGTCTTTTCCTGCCTTAGTCTTGATCCCGCCCTGAAAGTATCTCTCTTCCAAGTTAGTCGTCAACTTAAGTACTTCGCCGATTCTCCAGCCAGAATAACACATGATTAATATAAGCTGCACTTCCGGATCAGCAGAATTCTTCCAGAGAATTTTTAACTCATTGTCAGAAAATGGTGTTCCATGTTCAGTGTCGTCATCCGCGTTGACTTTTACATACAAAGCCTTGTTTTCTGTTACAATTTCTGAGTAAACAGCGTATTTATACATCTGCTTGAACAGCGTAAGAATTGCCATAAGGCTCTGACGTTTTAACGGGCAGTCATCAATTACCTTTTGCAGATCAGGCGCTTTTAAATCCTCGAATACACGATTATACAGAGCCGTGCAGTTTGAGTAAGCGGTCTGGTAAGCTATCTTTGAACTATAAGAAAGTTTTGAACCCTCTGGAAACTTCCATGCGTAAAACTTCTTATATACCTCTGAAAACGTCAATTTCTTGATTTCCGGGTGTTTATCCTCGACACCCTTGATTGTATTGTAGTCAGCAATCAAACGAGTAACAAGGGTATCTACGTCCGTTGTAGGTGATATCTCAAGGTCTCGCTCCATCCCTGGCTGATATGTTCCTGCCTTGTATGCGGTCAGTACAGTAAATCCTTTAATCCAGTCGTCCACATAGCAGATTGCAGGCGGTCGGACGGGTTTTCCGGTCTTTTCATCCAGTACTGCCGGAGGATGGACCGCAAATGGATTCCTACGGTTGCTGCCCAGGTACCGTATTGTTCCGAAACTGTTAGGGAGCTTCGGGTATTTCTTTCTTTTCTTCGCCATTTTTATTCCCTCTTTCTGTAGCTGTATTTTAGGTATAAAAATAACAGCCGAACAAACTTTCTGACTTGCCCGACTGCTCCGAAGATGATACAATATGTTTTGCCAGAATATTACATTTCTTCGGAGATGTATAAATGCCGTCCCGGTACGCCAATGCCGGGGCGGTTTTTATTAATTATGCGATTTCCAATTGACTCTCATTACAATTCCTACAATCCAATAAATTCCACCAGTGAAGATTCCTAAAATGAAAATCCAAAACCAACTTAAATACCATGGCATTTTCCGTCTTATATATGGCGTACCTGAACTTGCCGCTGAGGACGCAGAGGAAGACGCAGAATTGTTAATGACGATGTCTCTGTTGTTAGAAGTCAACTGCTCTACTTGCTTTCCGCACTTAGGACACACTACGCAGTCGTCGTCGATAAGTTCTCCGCAGTGCTTACAATATTTTTTCTTTTCATTCATGATAAACACCCTCCCGATATGTTTTCACCACGTTTCGCACTTTTTATGCGGATTATGTATTTTGTACCGCTGATTTTGCAATATTATGTAAAGTAAGGTTATTCGTGGTATTTTTATTTTATCATTTTAAGAGCATATTGTAAAGATTTAGAATGAAATAGAGTGATTTAGATGAAAAAGAAATGTTTTTTTTCTGTAAAATAGTGAGAGTTCATGTGTATCATTGGCAGTTGCCAAGAGTTGGAATAGGTGGTATAATAGCAAAAGCGAACTAATGTTCGGTTATATTTTCCACAAACCGGACATATACTGTAATGTAGGCGGTAGTTGCGACAGGGAGGGTTATTTATGGATTATAAGAAAGAAATTATTGAAATGATACAAAAGATAGAAAACAGATGTTGGCTGAGGTCAATATACATTTTCATAAAAACATTAATCGGTTAAAAAGAATAGCCAAGGGTTTGCGCATTGCCCTTGGCTATTTTCTCATTTCTTTTCGTAAATCGTGTCTAGGAGCTTTTCTAAGTTATCCCATCCAGAATCATCCAGCTTTGCTAGAGCATTGATGAGACGGTATTTAAAATCATCATCACTAGACTTTAGAACATTTCCGAACAACTTAGAAATTTCATCGTTTTTGTTCTCTGGTTGAAACGGTTCTCCAGTTCCATTTCTTAACCATTCTTCGTTTACAGAACATTTCTCGCAGATTAATTGAATTACTGCGTCTGTAGGAGTTCTTCTTCCAGTTTCATAACTAGATAAATTTGCCTTTGGTATTCCCAAAAAGCTTGCAAATAAATCTTGACTCTTCCAATTAGGATTAGAATTTCTTATTTGCTTTATTCTGTTTTTCAATTCGTACACCTCCTTTCAAATAAGATTATACACCACATAATTAAAAAAGTAAATAATAAAAATTGTACAATGTACAAAAATAGTTCTTGACAAAAGTTGTACATAGTATTATATTAAGAGTGTACAAAGTACAACGAAGGAGGTGAAGAAAAATGTTAGACTGCACCGTCAGTGAAAATATTCTCGGTCAGGTTTCAGTTCAACTCGAAATGACGAGCCACGACTGGTCGAAATTAAAAATGTCCGGCGTGTGGAGTCAGGTGGAACAGATTCTAATGGAATCTGAAACACAAAGTAGCCGCTGCTTCCACCATATCCAGACAAACAAACCGGAAGAGACATGTTGTACAAGCTGTCGGAAGAAACGGTTTTTCCACCGATTTTCCGGTCTGAAGAAGCAACGATAGTTGGCAACTTATTGCATGGATATGTAATTCCGTTAATAACAATGGAGACATCTGTGATTGATATTACGGAATTTGAGAGATTGTCGAACTGGATATAAGCCAAAGCCAGTTGTTTTTCTGGGCTATATCCAAAATAAGGCAAGCTTAAATGAAGATTACGCCGTGATTGAAATAATTGCCAAGCAGTTCCAGCAGACCCTATTAACCCAAGGATAAAAGAAACATTTTCAAACGTAATGATTCCTTTAGCCGATTTTAAAATTGAAATAATTTGATTTATTTTAATCACCTCCCATCTACTGGGAGTATATCACAAGAAAAGAGGTGAGTATATGTCTGAAAAAGAAAAAAGAATCATTGAAAAGCTGAAAGACGCGATTCCTAATATGTCAGAGTTTGACAAAGGATATATTCTCGGTAAGACGGAAAGTTTTTCTGAGAATAAGCCAGATGATTCTGATAAGGCACAGAAAGAAAGTTCTTAACATGGAGGTGAAAACGGTTGAGCAAAACAGATATTCAGTATCTATTTGATTATGTAAGAGATTTACAGAAACAGGTAAATCAGTTAAAAGTGGCGATTCTTACCGGGAAAACGAATGGATTAGAGCTTCCAAATCCTATCTATCTGGAACCCGGCAAAAGAATACCACTTGGACATCTTGCAGACGATCTACTTGATACAGAATTTCAAAATTGTGGAAACGATACTTGTGATAAGAGCAATGAATGAGATCGCAGTAGTCACTTTAAAACGGTAAGTATCTTCTCTATATATTTTCATTTCAACTTCACCGTCTTGAGTGACCACATAGCCTTCATATCCACGCACAGGTTGCTTACGTAAGAATCCTTTAGATGCTAAGTATCTATACATTTCGTGATTCTCGGTATCTTGTGCAGTGGTTCCGTTATTTTTAAGAACGGACTTCATTAGCCGATATTGTTTCCCAGTTATCATTTAATCACCTCCCATCTATAGGGAGTATATCACAAGAAAGGAGACTTATGAACGAATTACAGATTTTTAATTCAGGGGAGTTCGGAGAAATTCGAACAATAGAAATTGACGGGAAACCGTATTTTGTTGGAACAGATGTTGCGAAAGCACTTGGATACAGTAATCCGAGGAAAGCCATTCTTGACCATTGTAAGGGAGTAACGAAACGTGACACCCCTACATCTAGTGGCATTCAGTCAATGTCATACATAAATGAGGGAGATTTGTACCGATTGATTATGAAATCGAAACTTCCATCGGCAGAGAAATTCGAATCATGGGTTATGGATGAAGTTCTTCCGACAATCAGAAAGACAGGCTCATACCAGAAGCCACTGACGACAGTTGAACAGATACAGGTTATTGCGACAGGATTCTTAGATCACGAAGAACGGCTTAACAGACTTGAAAACACCATGACTATTGACTACGCACAGCAGGAATCTATTAGAGACTTAGTGTCAAGTGTCGTAATTGCTCACCTTGGTGGGAAAGAGTCAAATGCTTACAAGGAAATTGGCAAGAAAGTATTTGCTGAATGCAACAGGGATATAAAGACTTACTTCGCAGTAAACGCCCGTAATAACATCCCTAAGCTGAGATTTAAAGAATCTATGGAATATGTCAGAAATTGGCATCCATGCACCAATACAGTAATGTGCATCAGGGACTGCAATGCTCAAATGTGTATTGAGTAGAAAGGAGCATAAATGGACGCATTACAATTTAATAAAGCCGTCAGCCAGCACTGCAAAGAATCTGGTGGAGACTGTTGCAAATGTGACCTACGGCTTTACTGTTACCTATCGCCAAGTGAGCGACCAGATGAGTTAGTGAGCCTGGTTATTGATTTTTTGCATAACCACATTGAAAACCATGGTCATTATACCCATCACAGCGCGGCTTCATTTCCGTGTATTGATGATATGGACATGAGCACCGCAGTAGGCGGCGACTGTTACCAGAAACCTCATACTCTTCATAAACAGTCACATGCTTGTGAATCTTGTGGCAGTGATACAGTCGAGTGATTGTTTCAACCATATAATTCCCCTTTCGTTATACTCGGCATGTCGGTGCCTGTAAAAGCATTATAGGTAGAGGGGAAAGGAAATACAATAGGTGATAAATAATGGGAGCAAATAATTTTACGCATTTTACCGGAAAGAAATCTCCATTCAAAACTCAAAAGAGAAAGAAGAAAGCAAAGGTAAAAAAAATTCATAAAAACAAATATGAAAGGAGCATGAAATGAGTGAAGTTGATACTTACATCAAAGAAAATGCAGAAGTTCATCAGTTCGCCGCAGAGGTTGCGAGAATCATATCGGGCATTCCACAGATGCCGGAGTTTTCAAACGAACGCCTGACAGTATCAGACGTGAGCAAAATGACAGGCATTCCTACACCATCTGTCAGAGCAGGAATCATCTATGGATGGCTGCCTATCGGTACGGCGTATCGTGGGAATAAAGTGATTCACGACAGAAAAGGTTCTGGCAGAATAGAATTTGTTATCTCTCCAAGAAAACTCTGGGAAGAAACAGGATATATCTGGAGAGGGAAAGAAGCATTAAAGCGATAGTGCCCCGGAGGGAGCTGACACCTCCGCCCCGGAGCGTTGCACCCACTAAACCACACTTAGTAGGTACAGGTTAATTATAACTTCGTATCTGCTAATTGTAAATACTAAAAAGGAGAAATTAGCACGATATGAGTAGAAATAGCACAAATAAATGTGAAAACGTTCCGACATGGGACGAACTTGAGTTCATTCTTGCGACAGAAATTGTCGAAGAAAGTAGAAAAAAAGCAAGAAAATGGTTCACTGCATGGATTGTGACCGCAGCCGCACTGGTAGCAAGCAATCTGGCGTGGATTATGGGAGAAATGAAATGAAAGAGTATGTGCTGATTGCTGTTTGTATGCTTGCCGGGAAATATGTGGATATACCTATCTGGCTGAACATCTTTTTTGGCATCTCGGCAGCATGGGCGGTTCACCAGATGAAAGCAGACTGGCAGTAGGAAATAAGGAGGATAAGAAGATGTTCGAGAAAGAGATTGATGAAATTTATGGACTCTGTAAAAGAGTTGTGAATGAAGTTCCGACAGCAAGTGTCACATTCGATTTTTCAGGCTACGGCTTGGAGGTAAGAGGGCTTAAAAGAAAAGAAGACGTTGAGCTTCCTAAAGGTGTGTTTAAGTGGGACTTATATCGGAATGTATCCTTTAATTCTTTTTTTGAGAAAGAAAGCCTTGAAAGTCTCAAAGTAATCAAAACTTTCTTGCTGGAACTTCTGATAGATGGGAAGTGTCCAAATGAGTAAGCAGATAGCAATTATGAAACTTCTTCCCAGTCTGGAGATAGCAGGATGTATTAATGAACTGCTCAGAGAGCTTCAATCCAGAGGGGATCACATATTGGATTATGAGAACTGCGATATGTCTCTGGACCATGTGGAATACCACAAAGCCGAAGATATTGACGGAGAGAAGTTCGGAGATGCATCAGATAACCTGTATTGCTTTTTCAAGGTGGTGTAAGTATGGACGAACGCATTCAGGAAGTATTGAGATTAATCGACATACAACTTGCTACAGTGACGGATAATCCGATTGAAGAACAGTACAAGGCAAGGACATTGGCGAGCTACGTACAAGCCTTAAACGGGCTTTTAACGGCTCAGAAAGCATATAAGGAGGGAAGTTTATGATAACTCTTGAAGCAAGCAGATTTATGGTGGCATGTGAAGATTATGAATCTAAGGTATTTATTCGAGATCGTAACGGTATTAAAGAAGTTACGGAATCTATGAACGACGAGGATAAAAATGAACTGATAAGTGATTTAATATATGTCGTTTCAAAACTGGTCAAAGAGAGGGGACGCTAATGAGCGAATTTGAAATCCGTATTCTGGCAAGGAAGAAGCAGCCCGCAACCGATAAGGATGACCCGGTTGTGAAAGTATCAACAGGTGCTTACAACGCACTGGTTGAAATTTATAACGAATCAACCTTATCAATGAAAGATATCGCAAGTTTGCTAATTATCGAAGGCAGTAAACATGTGGTTTATGACAAGGAGGAATAGAAGTGAATATATATGAGAAGTTAGGCATTATTCAGTCAAAGTTGAAAGCCCCTAAAGGGCAGTATAACTCATTTGGGAAATATAAATACAGAAGCTGTGAGGACATTCTTGAAGCAGTAAAGCCGCTTCTGGCAGAAACAAAGACAGTGTTATGTATCACTGATCAGATGGAAGTGGTCGGGGACAGAATCTATGTAAGAGCAGAAACGCATTTAAAAGATGCAGAGGATTCTTCTTCTGAAATCGTAACAATTGCTTATGCAAGGGAAGAAGAGTCAAAAAAAGGCATGGATTCTTCCCAGGTTACAGGCGCAGCGTCATCTTATGCAAGAAAGTACGCACTGAATGGTTTGTTCTGCATTGATGACAACAAAGACAGTGATTCTACTAATACAGGTAGTAGTGGGAAAGCAGCAGCTAAAAAGCCAGAATCAAAAGAACCTGTTGAGATGATTACTTCAGAAAATGTAATGAGCATCCAGAATATCATTGACAAATATCCGAATTCTAACTTGTTTGAACAGATTAAAACTCGTTTCAAGGTAGACGATGTGAAAGGACTCACAAAAGAAAAAGGGCAAAAATGTCTCAAAATGTTGATTGAGTACGATAAACAGCATAGTGGAAAGGAATAAAAAATGAACAAAGTTATTCTTGCAGGACGATTTACAAGAGATCCAGAAGTCAGATATACAAATGATGGAACATCAATCGCAAGATTTTCCATTGCAGTCAATAGAAGATTTGTAAAAGAGGGTTCTGATCAGAAAGCGGACTTTCTTAATTGTGTTGCATTTGGAAAGTCTGCGGAATTTATCGAAAAATATTTCAGAAAAGGTATGAAAGCAGATTTATCTGGAAGAATCCAGACAGGATCCTATACGAATAAAGACGGCGTGAAGGTATATACAACAGATATTGTTGTCGAGGAAATCGAATTCGGCGAAAGTAAAGGTTCTTCACAGGCACAGACAGCATCACCTACACCGAATCCAGAAGCCGACCCGGACGGCTTTATGAGCATTCCTGATGGTATCGACGAGGAGATGCCATTTAATTGATACAGATTGATAGCAGAGAACATCAGAAAGTTATTGATGGCATTAAAAAGGTATTTGACGAGGCAGGGGAAAAATGGTTCGTGTCAAAGCTGTATGTGGGTGATTACATGAATTATGATAACCCACGTTTAGTAGTTGATAGAAAACAGAACCTTGCAGAGTTATGCGGAAATGTATGTCAGCAGCATGAAAGATTCCGATCTGAAATTATCCGGGCAAATGAAGCAGGAATAAAACTTGTCTTCTTATGCGAACACGGGAAAGGAATCGAAAAGCTGGACGATGTTCTCTGGTGGGAGAATCCCAGGGCGAAGAAAAGAGTTAAAGAGAATGGCATCTGGGTAGAGCAGGAACAGAAAGTTATGCATGGAGATGTCTTATATAAGATTCTTTGCACGATGCAACGCAAGTATGGTGTTGAATTTCTGTTTTGCGACAAGAAAGACACTGGCAAAAGAATTTTGGAGATTCTGTCAAATGAATAAAGAAACAATTAAACAACAGAATAGCATGAGGGACGTTCTAAGCAGATATGGCATGGTTCCAAACAGAGCAGGATTCGTTCGGTGCCCATTTCATCCGAAAGATCGTACTGCATCCATGAAAATTTACAAAGACAGCTACTATTGCTTCGGATGTGGTGCGACTGGTGACATTTTTACATTTGTCCAGAACATGGATAATTGCGATTTTAAGACAGCTTTTACCATGCTTGGGGGAACTTACCAGAAACCAGATTTCTCTTCCAGAATGGCAATATATCACGCTCAGAAGCAAAAAGAAATGAGAGAGAAAGCAGAACGGAAGAAAAAAGAAGAATTGCAGGAATGTTTGTCCGATATTGACTTTTACAGGTCTGTTCTTGGCAGAGTAAGGCCATTATCAGATGGATGGTGTGAAGCATGGAACAAATTACAGCTTGCATTATATAAGCATGGATTCATAACAGGATTGGAAGAAGGTGATTAAAGAAAATGGAACAGATTAACAAGCTCACATCAGAATCAATTCTGGAAGAAGAAGTGTTTAATGAGATATTCAAGCAAGAAGATGAGATTTACAAGGCACGTTTGACATTGACGCTTCTGGACAGGGCAAAAGAGCTTGGAGTAAAGAAGAAATTTGAGGATCTGTTAAAAGTCTACACAAAAGTACATAAGCAGATCCTTGAGAAAGAAAAACAAGAGAAACCTGTATCCACATTAAATCAATGGACAAATTTCTCTGATTGCGAATATGACCGCATGAAATGTCTCAACTGGATGGCAGATGATGAGGGAATCAGGATTTCAAATACAAATCCAGGATCACCGGATATTATAGCCTGTTATCATCCGATTCTTCCAATCGAACGAATGAAAAACATGGAGACTGGAGAAGAGCAGATTAAGCTTGCATATAAGCGAAACGGTAAATGGTCTGAAATTATCGTTCCAAAGACAATGATTACATCCGCGACTAAAATCGTAGGGCTGTCAGCGTTGGGAATTTCAGTCACTTCGGAAAATGCGAAGTATCTGGTCCGGTATCTGTCAGACGTAGAAAATGCCAATGATGATTATATCAACATCCAATATTCTTCTAGCAAAATCGGGTGGATTCGAGATTATTTTCTGCCTTACGACAAGGATATCGTATTTGATGGTGATATGAGATTTCGGCAGTTATACGAAAGTATCAGTGTAGGCGGCAGCAGAGCAGAGTGGTATGAACATGTAAAAAGGGTTCGTGCTACTGGAAGAATCGAACCAAAAATCATGTTGGCTGCAAGTTTCGCAAGCATTCTAATTAAACTGGTCGGTGCTCTTCCGTTCTTTGTGGACTTATGGGGTGAAACCGAGGGTGGTAAAACTGTGACGCTTATGTTGGGGGCTTCCGTCTGGGCAAATCCGGGTGAATCACGATACATAGGAGACTTCAAGACAACGGATGTGGCGCTGGAAGCAAAGTCCGATATGCTTAACAATCTTCCATTAATTCTGGATGATACTTCAAAGGTGTCGGCTAAAATCCGAGATAATTTCGAGGGAATTGTGTACGACCTGTGTTCTGGAAAAGGAAAGAGTCGCTCCAACAAGGAGCTGGGTGTTAACCGGGAGAATCGCTGGCAGAATTGTATTCTGACTAACGGCGAACGACCGCTGGCCGGGTATGTCAGCCAGGGCGGAGCTATTAACCGAATTATTGAGGTTGAGTGTTCCGAAAAGATATTTGATGATCCACAGCTTACCGCAGATACTCTTAAAAAGAACTACGGATACGCAGGAATCGATTTTGTGAATGCAGTTAAGGAAATGTCCATTGACGATATAAAAGCCATACAGAAGCATTTTCAGAGCCTTATACAGGATGATGATAAAATGCAGAAGCAAAGCATATCAATGAGCATTATCCTGGCAGCAGATAAAATCGCAACAGATCAGCTATTCCATGATGGCCAGTACATTGACATTGAGACGGCGAAGAGCCTCCTGACAGAGAAAGAAATGGTATCTGAAAACGAACGTGCTTACTGGTTCGTGCTTGATAAGATTGCCATGAACGGAATTAAATTCGATGATAACCCAGATATAAAAACAGAAAGGTGGGGAATTATTGACAATGACCCGGTAGAGAAAACGTCGACTGCAATAATCTATAGTGCAGCGTTTGATGATCTGTGCAAAATTGGAAGATTCTCAAGAAAAGCATTTTTGTCATGGGCTGTTAAGAAGGGACTTGTGGAAACTGACAGCAGAGGTTATCCGACCAAAGCAAAAAAACTTGACGGAATTGTCACCAAATGTGTGTTTTTGAAAATTGTGGATGAAATTCCAAAAGGATTCGTGAATTGTAATGATGATTTTGAGATTACAGACGATATTGTGTTTGATTGACAAACAATTCGTTCAAAAGGTAACCGGGTAACCTAGGTAACCTTTGATTCTGTATATATATATTTGAGTATTTATATGCACATATTGAGTATAAAAGTTTCCCTATATGAGAAAGTCAGGGTTACTCGGTTACTCGGTTACCTACCTGTAAAATCAATGGTTTACACAAATTAGTACGGTTACTTTACGGTTAACAAAGGTTACTTATATTAAAATAATATAAATATATTATATTTATAAAATAAAATTAAATAGAGCGTATACAGTATATTGTATACAATATTCAAAGGAGATGATAAAAATAAAAGTAGAAGCAAAGGATATTCCGTATATTCAAAAATTTATGACTGAATTTTGGAAAGCTATAAAAGATTTCTATTCAGCCGAACTTACAGATGAATATTCCAAGCAGGCCACTGATCGTCTGATAGAACTTGGAGAGTATGCGGAAATGTGTCCTGATGATAATGATAAACAGTTTATTAAGAATTGTCTAGTTGCTTTTAATAAATTATTAGATTCTAGGCAGAGGGAAGTGAGAAAGAATGTACAACACTAAGAATAAATACGAGCAGGGACAGGCGCTTAGAAGAGAAATCTACATGTATGTAGTAAGCTACTTTAAACTTGTTGGATACGCACCATCGGTCAGCGAGATTTGCGAGAAGGTAGACGCAAGCAGAGCTACTATCTGGAGACATTTAAACCAGCTTATTGATGATGGGTTGCTTAAAACAGCACACCCAAGTACTGATAGAGCCTATGCTCCGACAGGATACGGGTTCGGAAAGGTGAAGAAATGAACAAAATGCGTGAATATGAACGCGGCAGGGAAGATGGTCTTGACCTTGCTAGACGAATCACCAGAGAGGGCGGTCTTGAAGCCCTCGAAAAGGAATGCAGATTCAGGGGAGTAACAGGAATACATACTTCCCTGGCAAGAAAGGATCTGGACAAAGCATCTGAGAAGATCAAACAGCTTGTATCTGAATGCTGCGTGATCATGGCGATAGCTGTCCTGCATGATGAATTTGGATTCGGTCAGAAAAGATGCCAGAAGTTCATGGCAGGCATGGACAAAACTTCGGACTATATCGACCAGGGCTTGGCTGAATGGATTGATTATGTGCAGGCTATCAAGGAAGAACTGGGAATTGAATTAAGCTTTTCAGGAGAAATAAAAAGACATGCAGAATAACGGACAGGTAGCATTTGGATAGGAAATCATGGAGGACTGCAAAATAGCGTGTCAGTTGCTTACATGGGGAAAGTGAGGATAGAAATGGATTATAGACACTGTAGATGTGGATGCGGTGGAATTATAGCGCAATACAGTAAATCGAGTGGATTTATCTGTGAGAAATGCAATAAAGAGTACCAATTATCAGAGCTAAATTTTGATTGGATTGCATCAAACGAAAAGACCGGATGGTTGTTTCCGATGTTGAAAAAGGAGGGTAAATAATGAGTGAAATTAAATTCAACGACGGAATGCCAGTAAGAGAAAGGCGTTCCAGCACAAGCATTTATCCAGAAGAATTGATGGATAAAAAATGCGGTGGCTGCATGAGATGTCAGTCAAGAAAAAGGAAGGGCGAAACAGGCTATCATTGCACGACACAGCCGTACACCAAAGACATTTCACCAGAAGACAAAGCCTGTGTCATTTACTGGGACAAAGAAGAGGAAGAGAAGTACAAGGCTTTAATAGAGAAAGACGGAGAAAACCGCAGAAAAGAACTCTGGAATATCTATTCAAAGCGAGAGCCGATAAAACTCCCAATCATAAATGATGGTTACGGAATAATTCCAGAATGTCCTATTTGTGGAGAGATGCCGTACAGCACTAAGCAGTGCCACTGGTGCGGTCAGAGGTTTATTCAAGATAAAGAAGTAGAAGAATACGAAAAGCCGCTGACAAAAGAGGTAACGTGTTTTTCATGTGGTAGAAAGGTAATGGCAAATGTAAGTAAGTATAACGGACACATTAGTTATCATTGCCAGTGCGGAACAAATTTTATCGAATAAGGAGGGTGAAAAATGAGCTACTGTGACGGGATCTGTAAGCATCTGAACACAAGAAAACACAAATGCGAATTGACAGGAGAAAAACTCACATACATGAAATACAGTAATGCTGTAATTAAGTGTTCAGTGCATGAACACAGAGGATTCTGTGAGAAAGATAAGGAGGACACAAAATGAGAAGCTACACAATAAATCTTCCAAGAGGACTGGAAGTAGATATTTTCAATCTGCCAGAGGACTTCAAAGAGCAGGTTGAGCAGGCATTCAGAGAGTATACATCTGGAACAGTAAAAGCATATATGTACGTTGACAAGTTGGGATTCATTGACAGTTGCGTAAGATATATTAACGGAGACAAAAACAGCTACGATGTGGTGGATAAAAAAGTAGAAGATTTTATTACCGCTCAGTGGAGAGAATACGGACAGCTTGACAATAAAGACGATGTGTACAGTGCTGATTTTATGGCAGATTGTTATTCTGCGGGCATACAGAATGCAGTATTGTGCTCTCATTTTGGAACTGACGATCATCACATTTACGACCAGATTCAGAAAACTCTGGTACAGGTAATTACAATTGTAATGAATTATAGAGATGAGGAGGGCACAAAATGTTAATCAGAAGTCAGGATAAAACAGCGCTGGTAAAGTTTGAAAACATTGTAATAAATCTAAAACTCCCAGATTCATTGAATGTTATATGTTGGAGTTTGCAGGATGCACAGAGAAGTGGAGGATATTTTATTTTAGG